AATATATAACGCAATAAAACGCGCTAAACGGGGCTTTATATAGCCCGGTATATATTTATATATGAGCAACAAAAAAAGCCGCTAAAAAGGGCTTTAAATGGCAGTGACTCACCCCGGTGCTATAGATGATCAATAAAAAAAAAACAACCCCGGCGGGGTTGCTACCGCTGCCAGGGTTGCTTGTTAATACTTTTCAATTTTTTGTTGTATTCCGGGATAGAGCCGGCGATCCGCTAACATGTAAATATCTGTTAATATCTCCGGGTCGGTATTTGTTGCGACCGGCTGCCATCTATCAGTTGTGCGCCATCTTTTATAGTAAATATATAACGGGGTCGGGGTTGCTGCCGGGGTTGCTTTTTTCATACTCGCACCCCCTCAAGTGCTGAATCCTTGCGAGCCTGCTGTTTTATAGCTTCAAATTTAATTAATTCCCAAGCCTGATATAATGCGCGGGCTTCTACATCAATCCAAGTCTCACCCGGTCCGGGTTGTCTATATCCGCCTTCTTTATATTTGAACCTCTTTATTTCTGACGGGGTGCACAACGTGTTAACTATAATATGATCATATACAAGACCCCCGCCACCTTCTGCGTACTGTTTCCAATCCTTAGCCCCATTTAAACAAGCCGCTTTTAAGTCTGCCACGGTTTCCACCGTATCCGGGATATACTCAATTATATCTTCAAGGATCATTCGGGCGTATGTCTGAACACCACGACCCCACGCACTACGGGCGGGCTTTAAGTTGTTAATAGTATTATAAAGTTCTTTTACATTTATTGATATATTCATATTGTTTTACCTCCATTTATTAAATTCTTATATAGTTTCTAAAAAGCGGTTAATTGCTGCCGCGCCACTTACATCTGTCAATATTTCAAAATGTGTCAGATTGCCGGCTCCACTTGTCTCATACTTAATCCCGGCACCGAGTAGAAAAACTTTTAACAATAAAGCGTTATTTACTTCTAATTCTACATTATAATATTTCATATTTACACCCCCTTTTATAACTCTACATCTGGCGCGTTGCGGTAGCTATTGCAATATATGGTTCTGTTTTCCGGGCTATAATATAACGTAAAATTCCAACCGTAAACACCAGTATTTACACCTAACTCCACCATATTGTATTTGCTGATCCCGTCCTCCTGATAACAACAATATCCTTTTTTGTAAGTGTCAATTAATCCGAGCCTCTTATAATCCCATATAAAAGCCGCTGCCTCTTTTCTTGTGATCTTATTCATAGTAAAACCTCCTTTTATTTAACTAATAATGTTTAGTTGCCGCCGGCGTAGCTGATCCGCTACCGTTGCGGAATATCCACCGGGGGCGGGGCGTTATGTCCTCCGCTTAACTATATATTACAGCACCCCCGGCAATATGTCAAGAAATATTTATAAATATTTTTATATTTTTTTATATGGATAAAACACCCCGCTGCCACTGATCATATACAACCCCGGCAGCGGTCCCGGCGGGGGTTTTGTTTGTATTCCTTCTTATTATAAAGAAAAACACGCGCACCCGCTGCCGGTTATTTGCTGCCGCTGATCATCAGCAACCGCGCCGCAGGTTCTATAATAGGTGCACCCGCTGCCGAAGCTTTACAGACTGAACACGCCACCGGCACCGCAGGCTCATCCGGGTGATTATTTGCGCCGGGTATCTTCTTATTATAGAAAGATCAGCAACCCGGACCGGCAGCATATGCACCCCGGCACCCGTTGCGCGTGCTGTCGCTGATCATCTACGCCGGCAGCATACCCGGACCGGCAGCGGGGACCGATCCAGGGGGAGCCGCTGCTGCTGATCTTTTCGCGCCGCTGATCTGGGGGTGCCGCGGTTATCAGTTTACATAATATGTTCACATAATACCAGCTACTACTGCTATTTTTAGGGGGTGCCCCTTCCGTGAATTTTTTGATCTGGGGAGGATTTTTTCGCGGTGATGATCAAAAACTACATAGTTCATATGCAGAAAATTTTTTCATTTTGAAAAGCCGCTGCTGACCTGGCTGAACACTGGCAGCGGTCCCCCAGGATCATTAGGTTTACATAATACCAGGAATACTACTGCTGCTACCGTTCTGGACTGGGGGTATTTTTACAGGGGTGTTTTGCTATCGGGTGAACACTTTAAAAACTACATAGTTTGTATGTAGAAATTCTGATCCAGGACCAGGTTTTTATCTATCCAGGCAGCGGCTATATGCTAATACAGATGAACTAAAAAACAGGCTATCTGATCCTTATTAGGTGACCAAACAGCCTGTTTTCTGCTGAAATATGTCTGTTTTTGTGCATATTGACGAAAACAGTTGTATTTTCCATAGGGGTAAATTTTCATTTCTTCGTCAAATTGCACAATAAAATTACTGATTTTCCCGGCTCCAGTTAATAGAAATCTGTATATTTGGGTTAGTTTCCTTGCCATTTAGCTTGTTTTCCAGGTCTATTGTCCTCTTCGCTAACTCGACCGCTGCCCTTGTCCTTTCTGATAATGGAGCATCTAATCCGAACTGATCTTTGATGTTCCCTCTCATCACTTCTGACAGGAAAAACATGACCTCTCCAGCCCTCGCAGAATCGCGCAAACGCTGGATTTCCAGGCGTTTTTTGAGTTCCTGCTGTACGGCGGGAAGGGCGTTTACGTCTTTTGCTCTCCCCCTCAAAAATGCATCTTCTGCTTGTTTTCTTTTCTTTTCATTTGGTATATTTTCTATACTTTCTGGAAATTGGTATTTAAAACCTGCTTCTTTATATGCTTGTGTTAGGTTATTTGTATTCATAAATATATCTATGAATTTACTTTGTTTTTTGGTTATTGTTTTATCAATTATTTCTGTATTTTCTTTCATCTTTTCCCGCCTCCGTTTTCATGGTTTTTAGTGTTCATCTTCTCTCTATCCCGCCCAGGTTTTTGGGTTGGATTTGACTGGTCTGGTCATATATTTATTATACTATTATATATCACAATGGTTAAAAAAATGCAAGTTTATGATGTTAGACACAAAAAATAGGGCTAATAAGTGTTTTTCCTTATCCGCCCTATGTTTTGCGTGGTTTTAATGTTTACTATTTACTATTCTTATATTTCTTTTCATTTCATCCGGGTAAAATAACATTAATAACTGTATTATATCTACCTGTAATACATCCGCCCATTTAAACAATTTATCTATTTCCGGTCTCTGTTTTCCGCTTAATACTTTTGTTACATTAGATGGGCTGTCATTCACTGCTATAGAAAACTGGCTGATATTTTTAAATCCTCTGGAAAGTATAAAATCTATTCTCTTTTCTTTCATATAATCCCACCTCCTTTTTATACTCTCATACACTCATCAAGGCAAATTCTGGCTTTACCAAATATAAAATAATTCTGACCAGATGGTGCTGTATATATCTTTGCTCTATGAACTGTTTTTCCAAATGCTGCAAATATAATATGATCATCTATACCATATTCTATCTTTTTTATCTCCAGCCCTGTAAGCCCGAAACTATAAACTGCTATAGCTGGCATTTCTAAATACTCTTGTTTTTCTGATCTTGTCATACCTTAACCCTCCTTTACTTTATCATATAAACTTCTTATTGCGTGTTGTATGTTGGATTTATACTCATACAGTTTGGTGTATTCAGTACGGTTTGTATTTTCATCGTTGATTGTAAGTATTATATCCTCGTATTCTTTTAACAGGTTATTAACCTCATTTATATATTCTGATCTTGTCATTTTATCACCCCACATTCACTTCTATATTTAATTCGCGCCCTGGCATTACTACCTTAACTCTGGTCCTGTAATCTGGATCATATGCACCAATTTCTTTATCAGCAAGGTTTGCCATCTGTAAATCTTGTGAAAGTGCTACTGCTTCTATAGCGTGATCAAAAGTTGCTACTTTACGCCATCTGTGGTTAGTTTCGTGTCCTATCTCATAAACTACATAGTTAATATCCATAAAATTACACCTCCTTACATTTACGCAAATAATCCTCATATACCACACTACCCAAGAATTTCGCCCACGGTTGTGCCATAGGAGCAAGTTCTCTAACCTTTTCTGCACAACGGGTTAAATCCATTTCAACTTCCGGTTCTGGATTTGAAATAGCAGCTAACCAATCCCCGTTAAACCTGTTCATATCGGTGAGACTTTTCTGCATAATTCTATATGATTCATAAGCATTTTTCCAATTAATGTACGCTATTTCATCAACAGATTTTTCTTTGTACCCACAAGCACTACAAATACCATCCACGTCTGCATCTGAAAGATGATCAACCCCACCCTTCATCTTTACACGACGAATAACTGAACGATTACCCTTATTTATTTCTACTCTGATCCAATCTCTTTTCATGTTAAATTCCTCCTTGTTTATTTGTTGGTATCTTTACAATACCATGATCATCAGATATTGTCAACAACATTTTGTTAAATTTTATAAAAATGTTTTTAAATATTTTTATAAATATAAAAAAGAAGCACCTGTTGGAGCAGATGCTTCTTCTGAAAGAAAGGATAGAAAATGTTATGTGTAAAGAACTATAAAGGAGTGTTCTATACTATCTTAATCTGGTCTTAACATATTCCACATTTTATTATCTTTTGGTAATTCTTGTCCATTCAGTTTGAACCAATAATCACGCAAGAATAATACTATCTGTATCTGGGAATATGCGCTGAATAACTCTACATTATGTGTTCTCTTTGGATTATCTTCATCTGGTATAGCTTTCTTTATAGTGTACTTTGTTATAGGACATTGTTTCTGTTCACTATAAAATTGAGAAGTATTATAGGTTATTCTTTCACCTTTTGAATTTATTGCCATTTGAAGTTTATGTATCATAGTGGAATTACTATTCACAACTATCTCCTCCTACGTCTTGCACCGGCTCTACTTCTCGTTGCTCTCCGTGTTCGTCTGTATGTCACTTTCTGATATGCTCTCGCCATCTTCATCAACTCCTATCTGTTGCTTAACACTACCACTACTGTCAATATCATCCATGCTCTGCTCATAGCTTGTAACTGTTTCGTCAACTGGTAACGTGATATACCACAGAAAACCTACGATTGTAGCTATCTCCAACCCTACCATTACACAAAATGCAATAAACCAACGCTTTGCACTTTGCTTTATCATATGTAACAATTCGGTTGCAAATGGTGTATTATCAAACTCATTCATAACAATACCCCCTTTAATACATTTGACTGTTCAGTTTTACCATTAAACACGTTTGACAGCATCGCTGTAGATACATTATAAATTTTAGATAGTTCTGTCAATGTTGTACCCCGCTTATATTGTTTATAAGCTGATACTACTTGTTCATCTGACAACTTACGGTGCTTCTTACCCATTATGAAAACTCCTTGACGTTGAATATCTGAATAGTCAATTTTGAAATCATTAAGTTCATCATATTTATATTTATTATGTTGAGTTAATAACCTACTAATTGTCTGTCCTGCTGCTCCATAAATACTACCTAACTCATTCATTGAATATCCACTTTGCATCAATTTATAACAATCTAATATTTGTTGCTTTGTTAAAACAGACCTTGATAATGCCTGTTTTTTATGTGCATTACCATAATTCAGATTATATTCATTAGTACACCATTCAAGATTATCAACACAATTATTTGATGGATTCTCATCTTTATGATTTACAAATGGTAAATTGTTAGGGTTTGGTATAAATGCTTCTGCTACAAGTCTGTGTACTTTATAAGACTTGGCTATTCCATTTTTGTTTAAAACTACGTCAACATATTTCTTCTTACGATTAGTTGGAGTGCTTAAAAATCTATTATATCTACAATTATACACTCTACCCAAATTACTTACCTGATAAATACCTTCGTAGTTTTTAATATCTTTCCAAACTTCCTGCTCATTATCCATATAGTTATCTCCTTTCTTTAGTATAGCATATCATTTATCTAAAGTAAATAATACACTTGTTTCTTTATGATCCTGTACTTTTTCCCAACAGGTTCTTCCATATCCTCTGATCATATATTCCGGGTTCTTCAATTTTCTTCCACACCGTAAACATCGTGGATAACTTTTTCCAGTTGCTTCTTCTTTCTTGTTAAGTTCCTGTCGCTTCTTTCCCATTTTCGGTAAAACTCCTTATCTGTCGCTGATCTGATCCTCTCTTCTGAAAAATACCACTCACCACATCTTTTGCAAATCATTTTTCGATATACTTCTGGTTTATCTCGGTAATTAGGTCTGGTATCTATTACAGTTAGTCTATTTTTGCAATTTGGGCATATCAATCTGGATCAACCCCTTTCATAAGATATTAGATATTACATAATCTATTGCTACATCCTCTTCAATCTCTCCGGTCTTTATTCTACGCTCTACCGATTGTATCAGTTTCATTATGTATATCAGATTGTTTGTGCTGAATTTTCCACAACATTCTTTTGCATTTCTTATCTGCCAGTATGTAAGTCCTGTTGTCTTTTCTATGTCTTTGCTTTCGCAAGTCTGTACCTGTAACAACTGTTTAGTGCTGTTGAATAATACAGACAGAATAGCAAGGTTAGATTCTCCTACTGCATTACATTCCTCTAACAGACTATAAGCTAACTCTACCCTATTCTGCAATACTGCTTTTACAAAATCAAATATTGCATCTTTAGGCGGTTGATAGATAGTTCCGTCATTCATCAACATTTCAAACCCGTTGTTGTAGATATTTCTGATTAATGTAGGGTTGCTGTCGGAATATCTTTTTATCTTATCTATTTCCAATAAACATCTGCTGTAACTTCCTTCACACGCTTCTATCAGTCTATCACAGTTCTTGTCAGATAAGTCTATTTCTTTCTGTATGTATCGCTTCACTAAATCGCTTTTAAGCACATTAAACTCGATTATGCTATCTTTATACGTCTTATATAGTTTAGTGCGCTTATCAACGCTTGTAAGCGTTAAAATGAGTATGTCTGTATTCAGTCTACTTATCAATTCTTTTTGTAATGTTTCGTTACTGATAAGTTCCTTATCATCTAATACCACATAACAATAATTGACTTTCAGAAAAGACTGACTTCCTAATTCTGTTAGTATCTCTGTTACGCTGTCTATATACCTAACTGTCAGATTTCTTGCTTTAGCTATGTGCTGTATATATATCTTCTGGATTGCATATTCTTCACCAGCAAATATCATAAAGTTAGGTATATCATTCTCCTTTATCCGCTGTTTCAGTTCTTGTATTTCCACACCAATCCTCCACGCTTCTCTTATCATATAAATTACAATTTTCTGCAACATCTGTGTACGCATCTGGACAAGGCTTTAATCCTTCTCTAAATGCTTTCCAACTGTATTCACAATTACTACAACCTACTTTCTGCATTACGACCACACCTTTCTGATATTCAGAATCCACACATCAAGCAACATACTCTTGTTTATTCCTGTTACTGAATTGAGCATAGATAATGTATTAGATGTTACCTTGACTGCTTCTATCCAATAATTACGTTCTTCTTTATCTTCTATCTCCTGTATATGTTTATTGCATACACGCTGAATAGCTGTAAGGAACATCTTTAAATCATATCCCTCGGCATCTGGTTTAAGTGCTATCTTGCTTGTCAGTTTGAATACATTGGATATACTTACATATGCTATGTTATCTATTACTTTTTCCACATATTTGTAAAACTCATCTGCACCCATACTGAATAGCAAATCCACATCACCAGGCGTTCTGCATAACTCCCATACTATATTACTATCAAAGTCTGTCTGTTTGGATAGTGCATACTCTAATATCTCATCTTTTGAATATGCATCCATAGTCTGTATATATGCTCTACTCAATACAGTATTAAGAACATTCTGCCTGTTGCATACTGTCATTATGATATATACATTTCTTGGATATTCTTCCATGACTTTCAGTAATACATTCTTTGATGCAACCGACATATCATCTATGTCAGTCATTATAAAGATAGTTGGTGTTGATACCTTGTACATACAATGTATAGCTGTTCTGATAGTCTCTACCTTATTATCTGGACAGTAATAAGAATACCAACCTGTCTTATGTATAATCTCTTTAACAAGTGTTTTCTTTCCACTTCCTTTATCGCCAAGAATAAGCATAAAGTGTGGAAGTTCTTTCATGTTGTCTATATTTGCCAATACATTTTTCTGACCTATCATTTTACCAACCCCTTAATTCGTGATAATATTTTTCAAGTTCTTCAAACTCCTCTTGTGAAAGTCCAAACACTTCAAAATAACTATAATATCGGCATATGTCTATACGAAGTTCATCATCTTCATATAACATTTCCATTGGGTCACCAGTCCAGCTACGACAATCAAATATTCCACAATCTGCATATTCCCAATTTCTCTCTATTATCGCTTTAGCCCGTTCTAAATTACTCATTTTAATCCCTCCAATAACATCGCTTCTATCAAATACTTAGGGTTGCTATCATACTTAACTGCCGAATTGATTTTTATAACTATATCTAACAAGTCACATATCATATCCCATATCTTACTCCAATTATCAGTATCGTCTAAATCATTGATAAACTCTTTGATTGTATCAATCTCTGGTATCTGTAGATACTTGAAGTCACCGAGTATAAACCATTTCTTAATATCAAGTACAAAATTAAGATACTGACGGATAAACTGCTTCATATCAATTCCTGTACTGTGTATAGTCTCTATAGATGTTATCAGCTTATCTGGTTCGTTGTAGATGTAAGCACTTGTTACCTCTATCATACTATCATAGTTTGCTACTCCAAGTGCTTTAACTATGTTTCCGACAGTTAATTTTTTGCTATATGATAGACACTTGTCAAGTAATGTTATCGCATCACGAAGCCCTCCTTCACTCAATTTGGATATATATTCAAGTGCATCAAGTCTTACAAGACCATCTTCTCCTGTAATTTCTCTATCACAAATATATCTCAATCTATCCACAATACCTTGCTGACTTATACGCCTAAAATCATAACGCTGTACTCTTGACAGAATTGTTTTAGGTATCTTCTGTGGGTCTGTAGTGCAGAATATAAAGATAGACTTTGCTGGTGGTTCTTCTATCAATTTCAGAAATGCCTGCCAACCTGTATTACTTATTGCGTGACACTCGTCTATAATGAATACCTTGTATTCACTGTCAAGACTTCTTGTCTTTGCCTGCTGAATAATATTTCTTACATCATCAACACTTGAATTGCTTGCGGCATCGAGTTCTATCGGATTACCCTCACCACCGTTTATATCATTTGCAAAGATTCTGGCACAAGTTGTTTTACCTGTGCCAGCACCCCCACAGAATAAGTAAGCGTGTTTCACTTCTCCAGACTGTAACTGTTGCTGTAAGATTACTTTAATGCTATTCTGTTCTGTTACATCCTCAAATGTTTTTGGTCTATACTTAACTGCTAATGTCTGCATATTAATCCTCCTCGATCAACTCGTACTCTGCATACTTACAGGTCCCACCATATCTGTTTTTGCCTACTCTATCATGTGTTATGATATTATACCCGTCCTTTCTCAATTTGAAGATAATATCAGAAAGTCTTGTGGCACCAAATAGTCTAATGGCTAATGTACTTGTGATCTTATGTCCGGACTGCATATATGCAAGGACTTCACTCTTCTGTGTCGGTCTCTTCATCTTCTATTCCCTCCTTATCCCATACTACGCAACTGATTATATCATCTTCATAATCACCATCTGGTAACTTCTTGTCTGAATTAACTGTAACGCTGATGTAGCCATTATGCTTAAACATAGCTAAACTTATATAGTCTGCTTCTGGGCAACTATCACATATTAACTGCCTTAACTCTTTAGCCTTAACAAAAATCTGCTTCTCAAGGTCTGTAAACTTCTTATAATCATACTTTGGTATCTTCCTCATTTTTCTTCCTCCTCTTCTAACTTCGCTGATTCCTCTTTGTATATATAGTAATGATATAATACACAATCAGCGTTTGCACATCTAATAACTTCTGTTCCATATGATGTATGCTGTTCATAATATGGACAATTAGGACAGTTTGGGCACTTTGACCCTTTTACATCTATCATTTTTCTTCCTCCTGCGATATTAACTCCTTGAATGTGTATTCATCTATAACGTAGTAATTCTGCATATCTGGTCCAAAGTTAAATGCAAGTGCATTGTATTCTTTTCCCATGTCAAATGCTTCTTCCTTGTTCTTAATCAGCCACTCATGTTTTATGCTGAATGATTGCTTTTCTTTGGTGCAAGTCTTTGCTTCTATCAGCCAGTTGTCTGTAGTCACATCACCCTTGTTAAATTTTGTAGCACCGCTGTTAGCAACTTGTTTGCCACTAATCGCTTTTGCTATCTGTTTCTCCTGTTTATTACTATAAAACCTATTACTGTATTTTCTCTCTTTCTGCATCACTTTTCTTCACTTTCTTTAACATACCTAATTCAAAACCATCATCTAAATATTTTTGTAAATCTTGTCGGTCTAATATTTCCCATATCGGTTCTGCCTTTTCTCGATTGCTTCAAGTTTATTAACTATATCTTTCTGGTTCTTATTACTGGTGATCAGATTATTTCTTAATTCACCTAAAATATAGTTTGTAGATTTCTGTTGTGCTAATATTTCTCGCAACAACTTATCTACATTTCCAAGGGCTATTAACAGGTTTTCATAGTTAGTGTTATCCACCTGTTTCTGAATTTCCTGTTTTTCCTGTTGACCAGTTATTATGTAATCCTTTTTATCAAGGTCATAATACTTACACAACTTCTCCAAGGCATCTAATGCCATAGTCCCATCTTTAATGGATTTAGAGTAATAAGTATCACCCCTACTCATTATAAACTCACTTACCTTTTTAGGATCAAACTTATCACCTTCAAAACTTTTAATCTGCTTATCAAGTAATTCTGCATTGATCTTAATATTCGGCTGCCTACTCAATTTACCACTTCCTTTCTTTCTATAATGGCGGATTTTACGATCCAACCAGACCATTTAATATTTACAAGTTCCTCTTTTATATTCTCAACATCATCAATTTCTCTGACAATACCAAGTTTTGATAAGCATATCGGACCAATACCATAATGTCTTGATATAGGATTAGTAAGTTCCTTACCACAGCAATAACAGGTTATTGTTGGTTTTGCTAATCCGTGTAAATTCATATACACCATTCCAGGTGTTTCTTTTTCTATTATACCCTGCATAATTCTCATTGGCATTGGGTTATTATCATTCCATTTCGCCATAAAATCAAATTCCAGGGTTGCTGGTTTGGTCATGTAAGGTTTTACAGTAATCTCATATTCACCTGTATCGTCTGTATTTTGCATTGTAGCGTGATCTGTAACATTTCTATGTGTGGATTTAAGGATTATATGAACCTTCCCGGAAAGTGTCTTAAAAATATGTTCAGCAGCTTGCACACTATCATATTCAACATCATTAATCACAACTGAACCTGTCCAATTATCAAATAATCTTACCATTCTTTTTAGCAACCTCCTTCAACATATTAATTATTTGATCTGTTGTTGCGTTATACTGTTTCGCCATCCTTACTACCGTATGAAGATTACCAATAATATCTAATCTTCCTCGTTCTCTTCCAGCATTATATACTTCTTCAAGTTCCTCATCCCCCTCAAAATTAGGACTTTCACAATACGGACAGCCCTCATACTCATCATACATCTGGGGATCACATATAAAATTATTCATCTTATAACATATAGTTGGTTCTTCAAACCAACTATTACAGTTGTTACACCTGTACACCATTTAACTTCCCTCCTTTAATGTTGTAGTACACATTTATGACCTATATTTAATCTATCACACATTTATTAGTATGTCAACAACATTTTGATAATATTTATAAACTTTTTTTACTACATAAAAAGAAAAGCACTTGCTGGGTCGGACAAGTGCTTTTCAAGGGGGAAGTTTTACATGGAAGTAGTGTTCCTTGTATGAAATAAAACTTACTATTATATTAATCTTCTGTCATGGATTTGTCAACTAATTGTTCTACTTTGGCTAATAATTCCTCATCATTCTCTAATAGTGCGTACACATTAGCTTGACCCTGTACTTTGTCTGATATGACCTCTCCTGTTTCTGTATCTATTATCTCAAACCAAGCACCAGACTTCTTAATTATTCCATACTTAATAGCTACTTCAATCAAATCATTCAGATAGTCTATTCCGGTATCATATCTTAAAGTATAAAATCCTGTTCTTCTTGTCGGTGGGCATACTTTAGATTTTATAAGTGCTACATTAACTATATTACCTACCGGGTTCTCTGCTGATCTTGTAAGTTCATTTCCTTTGCTGTCGATAAACTTTCCACGTCTAAATTCAAGTCTTAATACAGTATTATGTTTCCATGCTTTTCCACCTGTCGTTGTAGTTCCGCCATACATACTGTTCATATCATCACGCATCTGATTTATGCCTATAACAGTACAATTATTTCTCATACACAGACCTTCGGCTTTCTTACTGAAATTAGTTAATGCCATAGCTATTCCACCATAAGTTTTCTGGTCTACTGTTTTCTCCATAGCTTGATTTGATACCATTACACCCAGACTATCTATGATTACCAATCCTATCTCATTAGTATCTATCATATCAAGAATAAACTGGAATATATCTTCTGCACCCTGTGACGTTGGATTAAGGATTATCAGTTGGTCTAAATCTACACCCAGCTTTGTTGCCCATACTGTATCAAGTGTATTCTCTGCATCAACATACAGGACTTTTCTATCATACACCTGCTGATAATTAGCAACTACATCAAGTGCTGTTGTTGTCTTTCCGCCATGTTCTTCTCCATAAAACTCAACCAGCTTACCAACAGGCACTCCGCCGAATGTCATATAGTTAAGTCTCGGACTGGTAAACGGAATACGCTCATAGTCGTATGTAGCAACACCTGTATGAACTAATTCCTCTTTCCACGTCTTGTTAAAGTTTTTCATTATCTCATCTATCTTCACTACTCTTCCTCACTTTCTGCTTCTATAATTGTATCTGCTTGGTCTATAGCATCTATAAAATCTGAAGGTTCATAATCGTTCATGCCCCAAGATGATACTTCTTCTCGTAAGGCATCTAAATCACCTATTCTGCCATGACCTTTAGGTAATGGAGTGCCATTTGCTACTGCTTTATCAATTATAGTTTCAAACCCATCAAAACCTTGTTCTCTGAGAAATTTTAACTGTTCATAGGTTCTTTCCGGTATATCAATTACTATCTGCATATTATCCCTCCTTATCTGTAACAGAAATACACACCATCTATATAGTCATACACACCACTACCCTGTGAGAAGTTTGCTTGAAATACCACGTCACTTGGTAACCATGAACCGTTCTGTAGCAAATCTCTTGCTATCTCATAGCAACGGTCACTCGGTGTCAGGTCATAGTTCCCATCCCATGTACAAGCGTATTGACCTGACTGCCAGATTACACCAGCAATGGTGTCCGGAAAATCTGGGTGATTCACTCTATTCAACACAACTGAACCCACATAATATCTTGTGGTATCTGAACACCAGCTTGCCCCTGCTTCTCCATTGATAAGATGTGCTAATAACCATAACTCATAATCATCAACGCTTGCATCTGTGCTTGTTGCTACTATGGTTGTAGGTTCTTCTGTCTGTCGTTCTGTCGTTGTTACCTCTTCTGTGGTTGATTCTGTCGTGTATTCAGTTGTGGTTACTTCTTCTGTTGTTATCTCTGTCGTAGCTTCTGTGGTCGTTACAGTTGTCTGTTCTGTTGTTACCGCTTTCTTTGCTACTGTCGTGACTTCGGTTGTAACTTCTTCTGTCGTAGCTTCTGTTGTTACAGTCTCTGTCGGATATTCAGATGTAGTAATATCATCTTCTGTCTTATCTTCCTTATTAAACATGAGATAAATGATATTCCACTTGCCATATTTCTGACTTGAATTATTATGGCTTGCTATATCTATCCAGCAAACTATCAGATACAATAATACTATTCCACAAACTATATAGATGATATTTCTTTTCACTACTGATTTCCTCCTAATCTTGTCAACTCCATTTCCTGCATACGTCTTGAAAGTGATTTCTTACAACTACTCATTAATTCCTGTGCATTTTCTATCTTCGCTTTCATGGTCTTGTATGCACGATTATAACAGATATTAACAAGCTGTTCCTCTTGACTTGCAAGTTCTGCAAGACTGTCTTTATCCTGTACTGTTCCTTTATTCTGACTTGATCTTGCTGTGTGATATATTTCCTTATATACACTTCTGCTTATATCATCACGAATACCAAGCTGTTCACACATACCACCAGCAAAGTAGATAAGTGTTGACAGATTAAGACACCAATCTTCAAGTTCTTCATCTGTAGCTGGATTAGTTCCGTCTTTCAAACACTCTCTGATAAAGTCCACATACTTATCAAGCCCTTTGCAATATGGCTGGATTATGTCATAAACAATATCGTCTATTACTCGGCTATGTTCTTCCACTTTCTGTTGTACTTCATGCACTCTATCTAATTCTTCCTGTGATAGTTCTATTCTCATACTTCCCTCCTGTTTATCTTTTCTATAGTGTGAAAAAAGTAATCCATATCATAATCGAAAAATACTCTTTTCTTTTTGCCTTGTAGTCTAATATAGGCTTCATCAAATCGAATACTCTTATCACCTAAATCTTTGGCAACTTTCAAGTCGTTTATTTCAACAAATATGGTTACATCTTTATCAACAAACCATATTATCAATCCAGCAATTACACCTTTTATCTTTGACTTTTCTAACAAACCTCTAAACTGATTATCGGTGATATTACTGAATGGAAACGTATTACCATGTACTGACTTGCACTCAATGTAATATTCATAGGGCTTCTTATACACGATAAAATCACAGATATTCTTACTACCTAAATACCCTGTGGTCTGGTCGTGTAGTCTATCTACTGATACATTAGGTATCTTTTCAAAGGACTTTTTAATTACTTCTTCAAACTGTTTCCCTCGATTCTGGTTCATTCTCTTCCTCTTTCTTTTTCGCCCAACGTGCTTTTCCGGCATCACTTAACTGCTTTCTACGCGCTTCACTTATTTCTTTCTTTTCTGGGGTCATTACCTTATTCCACTTCTCTACAGCCTGGTATAAATTTGCCCCAGTTACATATTTCTCACACTCTTTACACTCTATATAATATGATCCATCTTTGACAACTCGCCTACGTTTATTACACCCGCATAAACATGGCAACAGCTTGGTATAATTTCGCTTTACAACCATATAACCCTGTCTATCAACTTCTTTTCTGGTCTCATCAAGTGTCATTTTATACTCTTCAATCACCTTGATCACATCTTCTAATTCCACATATTTAGTTTTTTCACCCTCAAACATCTTATATGTCTGTAATTTCTTGATCTTGTTAATTAACCTGGTACTCTGCATCTTAATCCTCCTTATTGCACCTTTCTCTATAACTACAATAACTACAAGCCTTTTTGCTTACGTTTTCTGGTTTCGGTGGTACTTTCAGCTTCTTAATATAACTGTCACACTCCTCTATATAGCTGATAAGTTCCTCTTTCATTTCATCTGTGACTTCTAACATAAATGCTTTCTTATCACAGTTGTCTCTGCACTCATACAGGAATATAACTTCATTAAGTCCAAACGCTACACTGTATGCTGTAGCTTGATTATAATGTGATGGGTCTACTCCTGACCGCATAAAGAATTTATTGCTGTTCTCTGTCTTAATCTCAAGAATATAATAATGATTATGGTATCTGATTATTCCGTCACACAGAAAACTCATATTCAGCTTTTTATGATACAGCTTTGTTTCAAATCCACCTTTTTCCAAAGTTGGTTCTTTCACTATATCAAGGTAGTCAAGTCCTCTTTGTCTGACAAAACTTGCTACATTGATATACTCACAATCAATACCATTATCTTTCATGTGCAATACAGCTTCCTGTATTCTCTCATGCCTGTCAGAACCGCTTTCACAAATTCCTATGATCATACTACTACTTTCAGCACCATCTGGTTCTGCCCCAGTGATTACATAAAAACTCTGTCTAATACAATTCATACCAGAAGGCTTATATGTCTTACTTCCAGGTGCCTTATTATTTTGATCTTCAATCTCAATGGATCGTCTTAAATCATTTAAAAATGATTGCTCTACAGGAAGTTCCGCCTTTGCAACATCTATAAGATTGAAGATGTTTTTTAAACTATTCCTTGCCATTACTAATCCTCCTTATATTGTAACTAAACATAGTATAACGCATTTATATAAAGTTGTCAATAAAATATTTATAAATATTTTTATAAAAATACAGGCTTGATAACTTGTACCAAGCCTGCACTTATTAAATCTGATCATATTTAATTTACATTTACAAAAAGTGCTATAACCTGCGTTATACTTCCGTCTACAAACTTTATCAGATTATCATTTCCATAGTGTATCTCTACTACATCACCTGCATATGATTTAAGCTGTGCCGTAAGAAGTGCTATATTTATCCAGCACTCAAAATCCCCACTTTTATCTGTATCTTCTGTGTACCATATATCTTCACAACTTTTACCAGATTTGTTAGATACTGTAAGCGCACCACTACCGAAACTCAACTTAACAGGCGCAAGCTGTCTTGTTACATCAGTAGCAAAAAGTGTCATTCTATCTAACAGATTAAGAAGTTCAAGTTTGTTTATCTTACAGGTATATGGGAAATTCATTGAAAGTAATTCACTTAACTTCTGCGCTGGATATTCTTCTATATCCATATTGTTCTTTGAATAGACTATACAGCCAGTTCCTTTGAATATAACATACTCATCACCCATTACCATATCTATGGTTTCATCTGTCATGTTATCAAGTAAGTCCATGCACTCTGCTGATATAAGCATATCGTCTGGACAAAGCCTGTTAGCAATCCCTGCAACCATATGTCTGTTTGTAGCAAGTATTGTATCACCAGCATAATACTGTGTGATTACAGGCATTTCCATGTTTGTTGCGAGTGAACCTTTGAGTGATTCAAGTATTGTCTTAACAAGACTTAAACTCACTGTTGCTGTTCTTTTAGTTACATGAGCAGCTTCTACAGGGTTTGGGTACTTAATAAGCATACCATTCTCATCTAATGGAAGTTCAAGTGTATATACACCGTTACCTCTAACTTCAAGATTGCCATTCTCAATCTTCAACTCTGTATATTCACTTGTCATTTTAGATATAAGTTTGGCAAACTGTTCTACATATACTGTGACTGAAAAATCATCACTATCCACCTGATTTGTAATATACAGATAGTTTGTAGCATCTGTGGTTATGATAGATAACTCACCGTCTTTCATTTCAATACCCATAAGCTGCGTTATAGGTATCTGCTTATTATTTCCTGCACCTCTGGTAGATTTTGCTACCATTCCTTTTAATACTTCTGTGTTGATCTTCATTTTTCTTCCTCCTTAAAATAACATTGATGTATTCTCTGAAATTATATCAGCCTTATTTACTGCACTTAAATTAACAGTATTAGCATAATCTATTCTCGCTTTAGATATAGCCAAATATTCTTTATTTAATTCTATACCTATGTACTTATAATTCTTGTTGGTAGCCCGGTTTTCAAAAACTACTGCTTTTCCGGTACTACCACTTCCGTTAAATGGATCGAGTATTACACCATCTTTAGGTGTTACAAGTTTGATCAAATACTGCATAAGTTCCATAGGTTTTACAGTTGGATGTGTATTCTTTCTTAAATTATTACGCACATTTCCACTACCTGTAAGTAGTGACTGATTTTCTGTGTCTATCATACCTCCACCTACTTTATCTATAAACTTACCTAACCCCTCATCACGGTCCTTTTTACTTGCTTTTGCACAATAGAAGTACCTTGCGGCTGACCCACTATCCATGGGTGCTACATATCCGGTGTCTATACGTTTGGCATTACTTGTTTGACCAAAAGAAAGTTTATCAATACCTATTGCTTCTTTTGATTTTTGCCCTACGTCTCTAAAATCCTGTGATGTGGTCCTTCCACCATTACTTTCACTATATGGCATACCACCACAAACTTCTTGCTCGTCTGTTTCATCATAAGTAAGTATAACATTTGACGGGAATCTTCCGTTATGATCTATATTCAATGCCTCTGTTTCTTGAAACATACCTAATGCTTTGCCGGTTCTTTCATCACCAGCCATTGGGTTTTTCCTTGCTCCATTTGTAGTTATTACATCTGTACCTATTCTACACTCGTCAATATTAAGCCCACCGACACCATATTTAAGTACATTATCTGTAACACTGCCCTCACAAGGTTTTCTTGCTACAATAATAGGCTCATATGCTGGTTTTAGGGCTGTTCCCCAACCGTCCCACTTCTTGCCCTCTTCAGTCTGATAATTAACATTAACTGTTCTTGCGTGTTCATCAGCAGAATAGTCAGATGGTCTGGCACCGTAAAATTCATTGTTAGCGTTTAATCCCCAGTTGCCGGATTTAGTCTTTGTGCCATCTAAATTCTTCCACTCTTGGGTATTTGCGCTACCCGTAGTAAGTTTACTTTCAATCGCTTTGCCTAAATTCATAGATTTAGGAAACCCCGAACCATACAACCACATAATTGTATCTCTGATCTCAAATCCCGCATCTTCAATAGCAACTGCGATCCTGTGAAAAGTTCTACTACCACCAAATGCTAACAAATAACCACCTGGTTTTAACACTTCATAACATTTCTTCCAAGTATCAGATTGAAAAGCTACACCGGAATTATCCCAGCCCTTGTTCATAAAATTTAATTCGTATGGTGGGTCCGTTACGATACTGTCAATACTACTATGATCAATATGATCTAACATATCCAGCATACTGCCCTCGTACAGCGTATATATATCATTTTTACTATATAATTTCACTCTATTACCACCTTTAAAATAATTTATTACTCTTGCACTCCTGTACAAACATATTATCAAATATAGCCATAAGTACATCGACTACAATACTGTTTCCAGCTTGTTTATACTTTTGTGTGTTACTTACTGTAAGTTTCTCATAGTCCTCATCTTTAACTCCCATAAGTCTAAAACATTCTTTTGGTGTTAATTTTCTAATCCTATACTGTATCTCATTATTCATATCAATATCACTCCTATTCTCTATTGTAATTTTCCTTCATCGTTACGAACTATACGAATTGCACTTGCCTCTAACACATAATTATCCTTTTGAACTGTTGATAATGTATTTGCTATGTGATCAGATTGTATTTCAAGTCGTTGTTCAAGATTTTTTGATAATCTGTCACTTGGGTTATCTGGGTCTCTACCCACACTCCGTACTATTAAAGGTTCAATTTCCTTTAATTCTGAATAAACTTCTAACAACATTGATGTACTGGTAACTGTAGTTAGTGCGTTAGCAACATCTTCATTAGACAATTCTAATTTCTGTTCATACTTATTTTCTACAGAATCCCTACCTCTAATTGCAGCTGGTTTGACCTCTTTTATCAAAATTTTCACCTCTCCATCCGTATGATAACAGGGTATTGTGGGTGATATATATAAGGGGTCATAGACACGATTACTCTGGTCATAATTGTATATATGAATTGAACCTAAACAGTTACATCTTGTAGCAGTTGTGTCACATTTCAATTAAATCATCCCCCCTTCCACTTCCTATAAGTACCTTTGGTTCTAAATTTCCACCTCCACAACAGTTAAGTGTTGGGGCTAAACCTTTATTGGAATATACAACATTACTTTGATGTGTACCTGTACCGCCATCTATATAACCTAAAATAAGAGCGTTATCACTTCTGGCTAACAAAGTACGACATAATTTACCAGTACCATCAAATATTCCATCTTGAAATTTATCAGATTTACCATAGTATATACTTCCCACAAATATGCACTCTCTCTCTCTGCCATATTTACTGTTCCTCTAATATATAACTATCTGCGTAACCATGTCCTCCAGCTAATAAAGTTTTAGACACACCATCTACACTTATCACTTCGGAAGATTGACTACTTGATAGTCTACCATAACTTATAACGACTGATGTGCTTATTTCATCTGACATTCTAAAACTCCATTTATTGTATCATACCCTGTTCCAGGACCTTTATAATCCCTTGCACATAAAGTTTTGGTTGTTTCTTTATTTACATTGTCAATGAACTTTAGATTAAATTGAATAGGTACTCTCTCTCTCTGCCAATTTTCCCATCTGATTTAATGTCAGATGGGTTATTCAGTTTGGGAGTTGACCACTTACAATCAATTTATCTATAAGTTCCTGTGCTTTTTCGGAATTGATATAATACTTTTCATCTACATCAGTTTCCAACACATCTTTAAGTCTTTTATCTAACACCTTTGGTTTTGGAAACTCAAACACTTTATTCTCTGATCTTAAAATACTAACCATGAAACATCTTTCTCTGTTCTGTGGTACTCCATAATCTTTTGCGTTAAGTAATTTATACTGATTATTATAACCTAACTTTGTAAGAAATGAAGTCCATTCTGAAAACAATTTAAGATTATCATTACTGATTACCTGTGGCACGTTCTCCATCAGTAAATACTGTGGGAGTTCTTTACATTCAGTAAGTATTCTCTCAACTTCCCACAACAAACTTGATGAAGTACCACTCTCTCTCTGCATGCCCTTACGTTTTCCGGCCACCGATAAATCGGTACAAGGAAACGAATATGTCATAAGGTATTTGTAATTCTGGGTGTCTGTAATATTTATATCGTCTGCGTGAACATTCTTCACATCTGATACTTCAAAGTTAGTTCCATGAATTTCATTGTATGACTGCATGGCATACTTATCAAATTCACATACAAACCAATGTTCCATAGGTACACCCAAGTATTTTAAAGCTAATGCCTGTGATCCATACCCGGCAAATAACTCTATAAGTCTTATAGGATTTTTAAACTTATAACTCATTCTATTACCACCTTTTCACCATACCACGCTTTTGTTATCTCAACATCACAGCCTATCGGCATTTCAAGTATCTTTTCAGCCGCCTTACTCATTGTTTCTGCTAATAACTTTGCACACTCTTTAACATTCTCCTCTGGACATTCTGCTATGACTTCATCATGTACAGGGATAAGAAGTCTGAAACCTAATTCTTTAAGTCTCTGATTATTATTAAGTTCTATCATAGCAAGTTTAGTTAAATCTGCTGCCGATCCTTGAATCCGGGCGTTTACACATTGTCTTGAAGCATCTGCTATCTTTGCCCCATTATCTACTATCCATATACCTTCTTCATTTGCCTTTTCAAAGATTTTCTTCTTCTCACCAAACTTACATTTATGTAATTGAGTAAGATATTTTCTGATAGTTCTTTCTGGTATTTCTTGCTCTACCTCATCATCAAAGTCTAACACATCATTATCAGGTGCAACTCCATTCTTCCACTTAAACTCATACTCTTCAAGCTGTAAATCTGGAAGTCTGCGCTTTCTACCGCATACAGTTGTTACATATCCTGTTTCGTATGCCATATCAAGACTTTCATCTTCAAATTTCTTTATAGCTGGAAAACCTTTAAACACACTATCTTTGATTGCCTGTGCTTTCTCTGGTGTGCATTTAAGCTGTTCAGCTATGCTATTTACTCCTCTGCCATACAGCACACCTAACAGAATACTCTTCGCTTGTGTTCTTCTTTCTTTACCAGCTTTGTTTGTAGAACCGTCTGGGTTAAACTCTCGACACTCTTCATAAGGTTTATTGAAGGCTTTACTTGCAATCTCTGAATACAAGTCTTTACCTTGCATAAATGTATTATACATCTGACTATCACCGTCTTTTCTACAAAGTGCCGCTAAAGAACGGGGTTCTTGTTGTGAATAGTCACTTGACATAAGAACATACCCTGGACTTGCTATAAACATCTTTCGTATATCTTTATTGTGTGATGGAATGTTCTGTAAATTCAAATTGTTATCTTACAGGCTCTTTATCCTGTAATTCTAACACTTGTTGTTCGTGTTAGTTCAGACTATATCTCAAACTTTATCATAACTTTCAAAACGCCCATTAATTTTGTTTCTTCTGCGCTCTAAATCAACTTTGTGTTGTACTTTTTGATGATCTATTCGGTTAGTTAATTCCAAGTTTTCAAGTCTATTATCCAACTTATCTCCATTTATATGATGTACAATCTCATTAGGTTTTAGAGGTCTACCTAAATGGTTTTCCATTACTCGTCTGTGTAAAGCGTATCTCTCATTTACAGTTGATACATATACATATCCATCATATATGTATGTTCTATCTAATCTGCCATTACCTCTACGCTTTAAACCCAATTTACAGGCTTTATGTAGAATTGCAGATTGACTTTTATTAAGATAGTTTGCACATTTTTTAACACCTAATACTGAATAATTCTCAACTAACCATTTTACATCATCTTGTGTCCACCATTTATACATAAATATCACCTCGCTTTCACAAGGAATATTTTATCATAACTTGGTATGTTTTGTAAAGTTATATTATAAAGTCAACGGGCACTCGTGTTCCTTTTATTATTTGTGCTATTCAAGGATTAGTCGTTGCACCTTTTACCTACTTTTATGCACTTCGGTAACTTGGCACAGGATCAGCATTTCAGCTTTCCCTGTTTTCACCCGTTTACGCATTTAGTAACTCACGCTACTAACGCCCAATTTACTTTAGGGTCTTGGCTTGACATTCTTCCTGTTACTGCACCATACTGTCTAAAATTACAATGTATTCTTCCGTCATTAGGATTTACACAGCTTGGTAGTTTATCAATATAGGTGCTTATCAGCTTCTCAATTTCTCTGTAATCTATAAGTGCTTTGGACAACGGTGTATCCCACTTTAACAGTATATCTCCACCTGTTCCTCTTGGTGCTTTCTTATCAACTACTTCATATCCAAGAATATCATAAAACAGAATTGCAAGCTGTGTCGGACTTGCTATATTGATAGGATTATCAAGTTTACAGTCTGTATGCTTCAATCTGTAGCTTTCAATCTTGTCATTAAACTCACTCAAACGCTCATAGAACGCATTTAATTTATCTTTTAATATATTATTATATCTTTCAGATAAAACTTGATTATAAGTCAAATCAAGAAGTATTCCATTATCTTCCATATCAGCTACTACTGATATACAAGGCATTTCTATATTCTTAAATACCCAATACAGATTTCGCATATCTTCTCTATCGCTGTCTGATCGTAAATACTTTTTCTGGTACTCATAATACTCATAAGTAATTACAGGGTCATGTGCGGCATAAAGTACAGCAGTCTGTAATGGCACCATTGTAAATGGTATTCCCTTGAATAACTCTTCAAACGTAAACTCATCTTCTTTACCATTAAGTACATACTTCTGGTGGAGTTTTTTAAGTGCATTGTTTGGTTCATTTTCATTAAGCAATCTTGCGGCTAAATAACAATCCCAAGTGCAGTATATGTCTTTAAGTCCAACTCTGCTACGCATAAATCTCATATCAAACTTGGCATTAAACATTACTATTTCTATCTTACTTTGTATTAATCGGTCAAAGTGCTGTTTAATTACATCTACTGATAACTGATTTGGTATAGGCATATTAGTTATGTATGATACATGATTAATCGGTATGTATGCACCTTGTCTGTTTGGTGTATAGATACATATACCAGCTATTTCATCCTGTAAAGGGTCAAGCCCTGTTGTTTCTGTATCTATACTAATTACACCATTTTTAATTGCACCATCAATATATTCAATTAAGTCATTTTCCTCTGTAATGACTAAATAAGAATCTTTGAATTTACCAAGATGTAACTCTACCAACTTCTGCGCTTGGGTTATTCTATCAAGTAAGCTGTTCCCACCTCTTACAGTAGGAACAGCTTTTCTTGTGGAATTAGACTGCTTTGCTAACTTCATATCGTTAGCCTTACTATTTGTTCTTGTAGGTAAATCAAATAGTGGCATCTAATTTCCTCCCTTTAAAATTCATCTTCGTGATTTGCAGGTGTTCTTCTTCCTCTTCTTACCGGCATTTCTCTTTCTCTGCTTGGTCTTTCTTCTGATCTGGAAGAACGTCTTACAGGTGCTTCACCGTCTGGTGGGAAGTAACCCTCTTCAAGATAGAAACTCATATCCTCTGCTGTCTTATCTAAAATAATACTACCAAGGACCTCTGGAATTTCAAAATCCTCTAAAGTTGTACTATCGGCTGGATCATCTGTTCTGTAGATTTCGTATGTGGTACTTGTGTCCTTTGGTTTACCATGTCTTTCAATTTCAAACACCTGTGAAACAATAGGTGCTTTACTATATCTGGCACAGATACCACTTATCTTACCATAGAACTTTTTACCTCTTTCCCAAAGCTGCACCTTATCCTCATCAATGTTATAAACAGGAATGAACAACTTTGCAACCTGGAACTTCTTTGCCCTACAGAAAGGACAATCGTCTACCGGCTGGTTATACTCCCTAATACAGTTGACGTATCTCTTCTTTCCGTCAACTTCAACTTCATGCACAGCATAGCCCTCAATATCGTCTGCTGTGTTATACAGGAACCTTACTGCTGCCACATCAAGGTCATTCTGTAATGAAAAGAACCCCGCTGATCCTTTTCCACCGTACTTGTCAATCGTTTCTCCAGTAAATCTCATACTCGTTTTCTCCTTTTCTCTTTTTATCGTTTTTGTCTGTAGAACTTCTCTACATTGAATATTGTATAACACATTTATGTATATGTCAACAAATATTTATAAATTTTTTATTAAAATAATCTACCTATTCCCTTTTTCTGATCATTCATCTTTGAACAAAATTCCCTGTATTGTTTAGTATATTCGTAGCTATCTTTAAATACTGTATTAACCGCCTTATATATCAAAGGTTCATGTTCTTTTGTAACTTGTAATTCATATGTTAAATTTTTACCACTAAACGGACACCCTATACAACCAGTCCTATATAACCCATATTCTGTATAGCATTTACTGTGGTGTACCCCAAATGTCTGTTCATACCATCTTCTATCTTCCATTGAAAACCAGAATAAAGGTCTATACTGATCTTCTTTATCAGCATACTGCGAATAGCAGTTAGAATATATATTTGCTCTTATACCACCCTCATTTCTGCGCACACCATTAACAGATAAATCTATATTATGTAATTTACTGTATTTGGCAACTACTTTTTTCTTTGAGTACACACAGCATTTTGATGATACTTTAAAAGTTGGTGGGTGCGCAATTAAAAACTCTTTCAACCATTTATTATACTCAATATTAAACCGGTGGAATTTAAGGTCTTTACTTGTATCATTACACATATTACACCACCACTTTAATGCAAGTTCACAATCTGGATATTCTTCTTTAAGCTGATCAAAAGATTTATCTTCAAACTTAAACCCATGCTGCTGCAAACGTGATAACATATCAGACACCCTTTTAGACAAAAACGGTTGACCAAACTCTTTACAACAAAGTGGTATAGGCTTAATCGCTCTCTCTCTAGCAATTTTGATTTTATACTTATCTTCAAGGTAATCTAAATGATCTTTAGTCGCTTGGTACTCTAACCCTGTATTACACCAAACATAATTTACTTTCTCATCAATATCTACCTTGTGTATTAAATCTAACATAACATCACTATCAGCACCACCAGATACTGCACACATAATATTCTTATATTTTGGATCATTTATTACACTATCAGCCTTTGTAAAAGCATCAAACACAGTAAAGTTTCCCCTACATCTTGCTAAAACATTGTCAAGATATTTACTCATTTATCTTACCCTCCAGTGCTTCTACTAAATCTAAATCATCAAACCACAATGCTCTTACTTGTTTCTTATCGTCTTTTCTTTCATTTATTGTACTTCCGCCTAACAGATAGTCTATATGGTCTACAAGATTAGGTTTGAGATTTAATACATATTCATTAGGATAATAATTCTCCATGTATATTCTGAATATTGTATCATCATATTTATTCTTGTTTACCCACATTCTATACTGTGGGTCGTGCCATACCCATTGATTAAACCACTCAACATAGTTTGCTATTATCTTTGTTGGTATGTAAATACAAGGAAATGAATACCACATTTTCAGACCATTTGAATCACCGGGTTCCCATTTCTTTTCTCTGTCATAGTAAGAAGCAAAACCACAAACTGTATAGTCACTACTCAATTCTTTTGTTCTTTTGGCAAAGTCTTTACAGATTATTACATCATCTTGTAAATGCCATATTCCGTCTACGCTCATCTTTGATGCTTGTGTAAAACTATCTATGGAACTCTTTAAGCAACCACGTTTCTGCCTGTCAACATATACTATGATATTCTCATTTTTTATTCCCTGTTCTAACATAGATGGTATCAGATAATCATTAACATACCATTCTCTCTGTAAACAGGTGTGTATCATGTATAATGGCTTTATTGTCTTTACAAAAGGTTCTATCTTCTCTACATCTTTTGGCTCATCTATATCGCAAGTATAATCATTTATAGCGGTATAGTTTGTATAATCTATCTTATTTATCTCGGTATCTTTTATTACTTGCCATAACTCCCACGCTATAGGGTCTCTTTTAAACTGTTTCTGCTTATCCAGTTCTTTTGCTTTTGCTAAACACTCTTTAAATCTTTCCATGTTAGCTACTTTATATGCAAAAGGTTCTGCATAAGGTTTACTATAATTCTTTGCAAAAGGTGGTGCAGATGCAAAAAACTCTATATCATCAGTTTCAGTTTCCACTATCTTCTGGATTGCTTCTTCTGAAAACACTACGTCACCAAAGATATAACAGGCTGACTTTACTTTCATATAGAACGCATCAAGCCATGAACCTGCTGTTGACACACCTGGTCGTGCTACTGTCCACGGATTATCATGCTTTAATACAGGAACACCAAGTCCTTCAAATCTACTGTCATTACTACTGATTGCTATATCTTCTACTCCTGCTTCTCTTAACAGTCTTATTGTTCTGATTACTATTGGTTCATTATTTATCTTTGTCAGTTGTCTTGGTTCTTTCCATATCTGATATGTTCCACCACACATTATAATATATTTCATTCTTCTTCCTCTCCGTTGTAGTCACTGTTATGCGAACAATTAGCACAGTATTGGTCGTCATATGCCCACTCCGCATATTCTTTCAATGCCTGTATGTTTTCGGGCTTCTTATTTTCAATCGGACAGGCGTACCACATATCTGAATGTGGACAAATGCACCCATAATCTTCATCTTTAAATCCACATTTATTACACTCTTTCATTCCTTATCCTCACTTTCTCCCATCTTTGCACCACAGTTAGGGCAATAATTGAAAGTTTCTTCTCCATGACCGCCACACTTAGAACACTCATATCTGCACCAAAATGGTAATACTTGCCCTTTGTACTTGGTCTTTTCAAGATTTATCCAATGCCCTATCTTCGGGTGTGGTGTGACGGATGGTAGCCTTTTTAACATTTTTACAGTATCTTTCCAATCTCTTTCAGCTGTTATTTCAGCATCGCTATCTGTCCAAACCATAGGACATTCTCCTAAAGAATTAATTGCCGCCTGCCTGCTGATGCAATCCTCACAAGGTTTCTGCTCTAATACTTTGATTGCAACATCAAACGCTTCAACTCGCTTCATAACCTCATCATAATGATTGTCTGTATCTCCATATCTGACTTCATTATCACTTGCATCTCTTAATTCATTGATTGCTTCTTCGTTTGTCATACTACCACACCTCCCATTCATGTATATTCTTTATTTCTTCTGGTGTACATTCTCCTATATCTTTTCTGTTTGTAGGGAACATTATCTCTGTTATCAGCTTGTTTGTAATATTCTTTCTGATACGTTCTCTTGCGTTCTGCCCTGCTGTATCATTGTCTGTTGCAAGTATCAGTTTTCTTGTAGGTAACTCCCTCAACTGCTTAAACTGTAATTCATTACCAAGCCCGTTAAGTGCAGTTGCATAGAAACCAGCTTGCCATAGTAAGATACAATCTATCATACTTTCTGTAATGAATAACTCTGTAGGTATATGCTCTTTTCTTGAATCAACAACATAACCCCATTTTCTCAACTTTAACTCATACAATCCATACAAAGGCTTTTCTGCTCCTGCTGGATAGTTGAACCACTTGGTCTTAACATTTCTTCTTGCAACGAACAGACAATTACCATTAATGTCTCTGACTGGAAATGTTATACAGTCTGTCTTTACATCATAGCCTAAATCGAACAGTTCTATTATATCTTCATCTGTTATGCCACGCTTCTTCCAATACTGATGATAATATCTGTAGCTGTCTAATTCTTCCTCACTTACCCGATTAAGTTTATTATCACTACTATTCCCCAATACACTATTCTTATGGGTAGTGTGACTACGTTCCATATCAATCTCAACATCTTTTCTGTCCTCCACCTGTACGGTTGCAAAGTTCTTCATTATCCATTTGAAGCCTTGCTTACCTAATATATCTTCCGTATGTCCTAAACAATAGCTTATCATTTCTGGCAGTGTGTGGGTTGCTCCGCACGCAAAACAATGCAGTACACCATCACTCTTTCTTATACCAGCACTCGGTTTTCTTTCTTGCCCGTTACCATGATATGGGCACTGTACCATTATGTTATCACCACTATCTTTCATCTTCTGTAATAATGGCACTTGGTTTATTATAAGCTGTTTCTGCAACTCGTCTAATATATCCTCACAGCTTGTATTGATCATTATATCATTAATTATCATTATACCCTCCTTGGCACTATAGTTTCTGGTTTATTCTGTATAGCTGGTCCTTTTTTATACAACTCACAGTTATCATAGTCATTACCTCTTATATCATAAGGCTTATACTTACCGTTATCTCTTAAACAAGTCTGACCGGTCACAGATGAGTAATTACAACATATGTTATTCATCTTCTGACCTTTTATAGCTTTCTGTCCACCGCTTACATGACCTCTATAAATGCAACTTCTACACTTACTTCTATCGAATTTTGTTTCACTCATCAGATTCCTCCATATACTCTTCAAACACATCATAACGTGTCTCGTACTGTGCAGTAATTATTATGTATTGAGTATCTTCCACTCTATCTACTTTCATTCCCGCAACTGTACATCTTCTTTCAAAATCACTTGCTAATCTTTCACCTATCTTATCTCTGCCGAAAGACTTTTTTGTGTATGTTATGACCTTTCCCATTAGAATACATCCTCCTTGTCAACAAACTGCGCTCTTGCTTTTCTGACTTTCTTTTCTGTTACTTCTTTAGGTTGTGCATCATCATAGCTTGGTATGTTTACAAACTCTCCTGTATCTATATCCCATTGATATATCAGCTTTCCACCAACAGCACCAAATCTCTGCTTCTTGACTTGCATTGTAAGTGTTCCCTCTTTTGTTTGTTTGATCGAAAGAACCTTACTTGCGTTATGTGCTATACCATCACTATCTCTTATACTCTCAAGTTCTGGCACATCATTACTATCCTCTGTGCTGACACCATTTCTGTTGGCTTGCACTACTACTAATACAGGTATCTTTAACTCGATTGATAACTCCATCAAATCTTCGCTTATGTTGGTAAGACTTGTGGTTTTGTTATCACCACGCTTATATCTTTCGTCAGACATATATGTGATACCATCTATTGCTATCATATCAAGTTTGTATTTCTTTACCCATTGTTTCAGCTTTGATACTGTTATCTGACGATTAAAGTCCATTGGTGTTGATACTATAAACTTGTGCTTACTGTCTTTCAGTCTTTCTATATAGTCCTTATACTTATCTGCATCTTCATTACCCCACATAAGACCTTTGTTAGAAAACTGATTGTACAATGTATCAAATCTATATCCTATACTATTAGCTGACATTTCAGGTGATACATAACCCACATTAAAACCTAACTGCCAAACGTGTGTACATATCTTTTCAAGTACCCAAGACTTACCTTGATTTGTTCTTGCGAACAGTACGAACAATTCTTCGCCACGCTGTATGCCATGAATTAAAACATCAAGTTCTTCAAACCCTGTTGTAAAGAACCATTCGTTTTGATGTTCCTTTACTTGCGTAAACTGCTCATATCTATTTAACGCATCTTGTATTATATCTACACCTGTTATAGAGTAATTCGGCTGTAAGTCTCTCATAGACTGTATCATATACTCTACTGCCGCATTACTGTCTGTTTTCATCAGCTTTGCAACTTGCTGAACAACTGGAACAGATTTGTAATACAGATATTCTTCCCTTATGGTATCTACTAAATACCTGTCACTCTCTTGTACTTCTACAAGTTCAAATTCTGGAAACTGTGCTATGAATGTTGCTTTATCAGGCACATTTCCATAATCGTTATAATGTTTCAGTATAAATTCTATCTCATCTTGATATTCTGGAAAGTAGTCTTTCGTTATCTGATTTTCTTCCAACAGACTTATATCCTGTGTCTGCAAGACTTTACTGATTATCTGTAAAGCAACCATGCTGTCACTCCTTGTTTTCGATTATTTTTGTGCCATTCTTTTCACATATAAACTTATATGTATCAAAGTCAATTATATCGTCATAACCTCGATTCAACCAATAACTAAACAGTTCCGCTTCTGTCGCTTCTACTATTTTCCCATTCTCTAATTTCATCATTTTTCTCCCTCTGCTTATTCTGTTTTCCGGCAACCAATACTATTAATGTCATAAAACTGATTATGCCTAATACATAGCCTATACAGATACCTGCTACTATATGTAACCACATTATATACCCCTCCTGTCTTTTCCTCTAAATATTACTGTTGTACCGGCTCTATAGATTCTACTCGCTAATCTTTCACCAACTGATTTTGCAAGTGCATTAAAATCTGCTATATTGCCTGTATAGATATTAGCTTTCTTACTAAACACTCTTTGGTCTACATACGATAATAATTGAGAATGGTCATAAGCACTCATGTCTGTACTTGCTATATCGTCCCATACTACTAAATCACATTCAAGTAGGTTGCGCTTATATTCTTCTGATAAAGGATTCTGAAAGTTCTTTAGTTGATTAAGTAATGTCGGAACGTGAACAAATAGTCCTCTCACTCTAAACCCATTACCAGCCCATATACTATCAAAGTATTTCAGCATCAACTTTATCGCCCAGCTTGTTTTGCCATTACCTGTTTCATCACTTGTAATATACAGATTAAATCCTTCATTAACATATCTTACTATATCATCTTTAATTTCCGCTAAAGTACAAAACACTTTGTAATCAGTACCGGCTTGTAACACAGTAGGATATTGTCTTGCTTTAGGAATGTTACTGTTATCTATCAGATATTTCATTTCAAGGTATCTGATACAAGTATCTGAACATTCATTCTGACATACATCTTTGTACCAACAATCTTCTCGCTTCAAAATTTTGTTCTCATTCCTTTCTTCTCACGTTCTTTGTCTATACGTTCCATTTCAGCTAATTCATCATCTGTATATGTCTCGCTCTTAACTCTACCAGCTTCACCAAATACATCTTTCTTCTTGTACTGCTTTTCTTCTTTCAATTCATAAAAAGCGTTCCACCCATTATCTAAAGTCTGCAATACTATTTTACGCTGAATATAATTATCTGTCGATAACTGTTTCAGTTTATTTAACTTGGAAACAAAATGACTACTATAGAATGGTCTATCAGATTCTTTACTATGCTCTAATACTAATTTAAGGAACTGTATTAGATATTCTCTCAATACTGCATCATTGGTAAACTCATCTATTTTACTAACACATTTATCCCATAATGATTGCTTTTTAGGTTTTACTATTTCAGATGTTAGAAAATCCTCTACTTTATCTTTAGATAAAGTATTATTATTTTTCTTATTACTATTCTTATTATTACTTGAGTGCAGATTTTTAACATCTTGTTGTGAAAAATCTGCACTACAAGTTGTTAAAATTTTAACAACTGAATCAGTATCAATTCTGAAATACTTTTTAGCTGGAACACCTTTTAATTCAGTTGTCAACACTCCTGCGTTTTCAAGTGATTTTATAGCCTGTCGCTGTTCATGTGCTGTTAATCCTGTATTATTTTCTATGTTATCTATAGTGCTATAGAACATACCATCTTCAAGTTTATCTTCTTTAAGCCAATGTCTGTATTCAGTGCATAACTCTCCGAGCATAACTGCTTCATTTAAACCAAATGTTTTGATAAGTGTTTTATTAACTATTATATAGTTATCACTTGCAAGATAACTTACTATATCCATTTTATTCTCCTTTGTTATAAAACAAATAGCTTGTATAAAAGAGAGTGCAGTCTCGATTATACAAGCTATTGCTGGTTAGCTAAATTATGAGGTCTATATGCCGAACTCTGCACAATTCAGCTAACCTTTTTTTGCGACACATACAATGTATCTTAATTGACATATATATGATAACATTGGATAACACAAATGTCAATGGTTTTTTCTATCCTTAAACATCTGCATGATCTCTTCAATCTGGCGGTCTACTTCACCGTTGCACTCTTCCCACAGGATTGCTTTTTCAGCTTCTATATCATCCTTATCCTGTATGCTTTTCTCTTCACCAAATTCAACAGTATAGAAGCTGTCACCAACCTTGATACTTGCTCTACTTGTAGCTTTAATTATCGTTGTCTTTGCCATAACTACTCCTCCTTATTTTTAACTTTTGTGATCCTTAATGTTATGGTCTGTTTCTTTTCACGGCAGTTGTCCATTTCTATGATCACTTCTTTAGGTATTGACCCATTGTAGATTGCTTTTTCCAGGGCATCAATATCAACGTATTTCTTTGTCTTAATGATCCCAGACTTTGCTGTAACTTTATCTTGCAGGAGGGCTAACAGCTTATCTTCATTCATTGTACTTGTTTCTCTGACAGAACAGGTGACTTTATAACCACCGGCTTGCATATTATCTATACCTTCTTCTGTCATTATACGCTTGATTTCTGCATTTTCAGATTTACATATCTTATCATACTCGTCTAAAGTAGACTTATGATTACCATATTCCGGTATCAACTGTAATAGTTTATCTGTGTTTGGAACTTTACTCTTCCTCATCATCTATGTACCTCTCTTTCTTCTGATACATTTCATGGGTAATTTCACCCATAACTCCATTTCTTCCCCTTGGTATTGCCTGTTTAAAGGTTATGATCTTCCATACATCTTCACGTTTCCAATACCTTGTCTGTCTGCCACCCTGCTGAATATAATCTGGTAATATCTGCGCATATTCATTGTCTGGAAACTTCTTTTTGAACATATACCAGTAGTTGATTGTTTTTACTGATACTCCGGCAAGCATAGCCAATTCCTCAATCTTGATATGCTCTTTGTAATTCATGTTTACCACTTCTTACACCTCCTTTCTAACTTAATAAGAAGTCAAGACTTATGACCTCTTCCCTTACTATATCCGTTGTCTAAATATGTTTGTAGTTCGTCAACATTTATAAGCGTTCTATGTTCGCCATTATTTACCCAGATTCTATTTTTTAAGGATTCACTTATTTGTTGTTTTTGTTGTTCGCTTAATTTTAATCCTTTGTTCCAAGCTCTATTACCACGATTAGCTTTACTTACTTTTTGTTTCATTTCTTCCGAACCAGGTATTCCTTTATTCCAAGGTGTGTGTCCTAAGTGTGCTTGTGATAGTTTTTGTCGATATTCATCTGACAATTTTTTCCCTTTATTCCAAGCAGTTCTTCCTTTATTAGCTTGAGATATTTTTTGCTTCTGTTCATCTGTAATATGTTTTCCTCGATTAAAATGTGCATGATTCTGTTTAATTTTTTCAATCGTTTCTGCATTTCTATGTTTGCCTAAATTAAGCTGTCTTAATTTTTCTTTTGTCTCATCTGACATAGCTATCCCTAATGGTCCACAATCACCACCGACATACACATTATATCCATATTTAGGATTATTAGTTTGAAATTTAGTAATAAGATATTTTTCACATTCGCAAGCCACTTCTTTAGAAAGATTTTCAAGTAAAACAATATGTTTAATATTATCCCAACCATATTTCTGTATTGCTCGATAAAATAGTTTTTGTACTGAGTATCCTCTACCATTATTTTTCCATCTTGCTTCAACTGCTTTACTTGTAATACCTATATAAATTTTATTATTTGGTGCTATGTGTGCATATAAAGTGTACATTTTAATTCTCCTTTCATTTGCATTAGACATAGTACCATTATATAACTAATTAATCAAGAAATCAATAATTTCAGACGCATTTCTTTTATTAAGAGCACCATCTACAAGTGCATCTGACATAGCACCTTTCTTCTGCACAAGTTCATGGATTCTTTCGTCTATTGTATTCTTGCACATAAGATTGTAGATTGTTACATTGTGCTTCTGTCCAACTCTGTGGCATCTATCTGTTGCCTGGTCATATAATGCTTTGTTCCAAGGCTCATCAAGGAATATCTCAACTGTGCCCGCTGTAAGGGTAAGACCTGTACCCATAGCACCGATTGTACCAACTATAATCTGACTTGCACCTGTCTGAAATTCATTTACATTATCCTGCCGGTCTACATCTTTAGTATTACCTGTGATAACAGATACACGATAGTTTTTATGTAATCTTGCCCAAACAACGTCCGTCATTTGTGTCCAGTTTGAGAAGATAACAACCTGCTGTCCATTTTCTACAGCTTCTTCAACAAGTTCTTCCATTCTATCAAGTTTAGCACTCTCTTGTACTTTAGTTGAAAGAATACCTGTATAGCCTGTTGCTTGTCTCATTCTGATTAACTCTGCAAGCGGATTAGGTGCTGTCTTTATGTTATCAATATTGTTCTGCACATCTGATGTAACTTCTTTATAGATAACAGCTTGCTTTGGTGTCATATCAACATATTCATCTATGTATGTTTTTTCTGGCAAATCTAAAACTTCATCTTTAAGTCTACGCAACATTATGTCATTCAGTCTTTCCTGTAACTCGTCAAGATTCTTGTAGCCAACTACTTCATATCCGCCATAGCCACCCATTACACAGTAGTGATTCTTAAACTTGTAAAAAGCGTTCTTCTCATAACCAAGCCATTTAAGAATTATATATAAGTCCATAGGCTGATTCATAAGTGGTGTACCTGTCATAGCAATTCTACATTCCGGCTGAATTTTGAGAATACCTTTGCCTTGCTGACTTGACGGATTCTTACAGTTGTGTGCAAGTATTCCTTCTACAAAGTAGTTGTGATTATCTTCAACTTCTATATCATATGTGAGAAATGATAAATCATCTACTGTTCGTTTAGAAATGAGTTTAGCCATTTTTTAAACTCTCCTTTCTTTATTTGTTCGTGTGTAAATCTGACGGTTTTAAATCCAAGAAACTCTAAACATTCTTCTTTCTTTTTATCAAGTTTAATTTGTTCCGGTAAGGTGTGATTACGCCCGTCAATTTCGATACATAATTTCTTTAATGTGTTTGTAAAATCCGGTTTATAACTTTTTGCATAGTGTCTATCTGGAAATGTATCTCTTGCTAATTTTGTATTTATTGCGTAGTTATAATAAAATCCGGCTTGTATTAAATCATTATATACAAGCATTTCATATTCTGATATTTTACCATTACCATATTTAAAGTTGTTTGGTAAATGTCCTCGTTGTAACTTTGTTTTATTTGACTTTTCTATCACACCGGGAATATATGTAGGATTATAATTTTTCATATATTCGATTTTCTTTTTTCTAAATTCTACATCTTTCCATCTATCTCTTAATATTTGCGCATTTTTCCTTTTCGTTTCTTCGCTTATTAAGTTAGGACCAAATGTTTTATTTCTCCATTTTGCCGAACATGATGTATTGCAAAATCGTTTTCGTTGACCATGTTTATCATCAGAAACTTCAAAACTCTTACCACAAAATTCACAAATTTTAATCATAAGTTTTACCTCCGTATCTTTCATTTATGTGTTAATCATATCACATAAATGAAAGATTGTAAAGTTAAAATTCTTGTATATCATCATAACTTGTTAAATCTTCTGCCCTAACCCAGCCACGATTTTTTGTAAAAAACTTATGTCCTTTTGTGCATTTGATGGTCTTAATTCCAGATTTTGTTTCAAACTGTAACTCTAACAACTGTTCCGCAATAACATTTTCATGCCAATCTACAACACGTTTCCACTCTGTCTGTTTTGTGATTTCGTTGTATGACAATACTGAACAATTAATTTGTTCTGTAACTATATCACCTATTTTTAATGTTCCTACATCGGTTGTAACCAATGTATTATAATCAAAACACTTATGTATCTCATCTATTGCTACAAGACCAATCTCACCTGATTTGCATTTATTTGCGATTTCAGACACGATTCTTTCGTCACGCATAGTTTCTACGTTAGTGATAATAAAATACGCTTGTAGCGCATTTAGTGCGCATATATCAGTATATTTATCGCTGTTAGACCCTATGACTGTTTTATCTGCTCTTGTACGCTGTCCGAGAATGTAAGCATCTTCGTTTGAGTGGGTATGAATTTCATTAACCCAGTTCCACTTCAAACCATTAACACCACAGATTATAAGACAATGCTTATATCCTTTCTGTAACTTCTTTGCGATTGCAATATCAATTACTTGTTTTGTCTTGCCAAGTCCTTGCTCATCACCGAGAAGCCATCTGTCATATTTAAGTCCATAGTTGAAGCCATCTATCTGATGTTCAAAAGGCTTTGTCTTAAATTCAAACCCTGTAGGCATTTCAGCTTTTTTATCTTCTAAAGCACCGAAGTCCCCAGAAATATCAAAATCATAATTTGATAACTGATCTGTAAGATACTGTAATTTCTTTACAGGTATCTCCCACTCTTTAGTATCTTTGTTCCAGTACCTTGTTGGTAAATCCCTTATAGTATCTATTACTTTCTGATCATACGGAAATGATACAAAAAGTGCGTAATCATCACCGATGTTTTTAGAGTTTTTAATCTTTATTGTTATCATAGTATTCTTCCCACCTTTTCTTGTCTCTTTCTTCTTTCATCTTTTTGTATCTATCACGGTCTTTCATAGGTAAATGTTTTATTGACCACTCTTTATCTGGAAACACATCTATTTTACTATATACATCATCTTCTGTAGTGGCTTCACCCTTAATAAATCTCCAAGCTGCTTCGCTTGTCTTAAACATATAATCAAACTCATAATAATGGTCCGTTACATATCCTCTTTTTCCGGGTACTTTTTGGATCATCTTATTCATAATGATTACAAGTTGTTCTGATGGCACCATTACTACGTTCCAGCCATTTTCATCTTTAACAGGAAAATAAACTAACATCTTATCACCCCTTAAATATTGTAGTACACATTTACGTTATAATTAATCTATCACACATTTATAATCTTGTCAACAAAAAAATCGCCACCTATTAAAAAGTGACGATTTTACGTTATATATTCAGTTGTTTAATCATAGAAACAATAGCATCCCTTTCAGCTTGGGTATCAGTACAACTATATAATGTATGTATAAACTCACTCAACTCTTTACATACATTATAGATAGAATTGATTACCGCTGATTCCGTTACTTCTTGCATCTGATATTTACGTTTGATTTCTCTATATAATTGATATTGAGGTAGTATGTCATTGAGTTCCTTTTCAACTCTGTTTGAGTTCTTACTATAATAAGCGTTTTTTATGATATACATATCTGCTAATATGCGACAGTTTTCCAATGTTGTATCACTGTTTTCAAGGTCTTGTATAGTATCTTCAATCTCCTGTATATCTAACATCTAATACCTCCATTATCTTATCAAGCTTCTTATTTTGTTCTTGCAGAATATCATGGATTTCTGCTATCTGCTGATTGTTAGTGTCAATCGTCTGTAGCTGTAGACAGAAATCCATAATATTCACAAGGTCAATCATGCCAAGATTATTCATTAATCTTCTATCTGACTAATACATCTTTCCATAGCCTGTCTTGTCTTTTCGTCTGATACACCCTGCATCATAGACCGAAGCTGATTAACCATATGCTTACTGTCACGACTGTAGCCACCGTCTCTTGAATATCCGTCACGACTATAGCCATCATTAGCATAGTCATAACTCATTCTACCCGAATAATCATTGTCGCTACTATATCTCCCCATGCTATCACGCTTTGCGTATCTACCACGGGCATTAGAATATCCATCGTTAGAATATCCGCCTTCTTCCATCTGCATTATCTCATCAATGTAGTGGATAGAAGCTGTAAGTTTTTCAATTAACTCCAAAGAACCGGAAGTTACTTGACCCTTGCCTGCAAGTTTATCAAGTTCTTCACAAAGCATATCTCGGAGTTCTTCCATCTTCTTCATAATGTTTACCTCCTGTCTATGCTACCCTATTGATTACTATGTTTGTGTTCTGCACATCTATAGGTTGTGTACTGCTATTCTCTATTGCAATAGTTGTACAACAACCTTTTGGTACTGTGACATACGCAAATTCAGTTACGTTCCAGAAGTCTCCTACTGCGGCAGGTGTTACGATTGCTCTACTTGTAGGTACCTGCTCACCGTCTATAGTGAGTGTTACCTGTATAGGCTCAACTGTTCCACCTTCTGCTATGGCTATATTTGCTCCAAACATAACTGAATATCTTGCAAAGCAACCTGTAGGATTATTGACTATGCCTCGTAAGGTGAAGATACCTGAACCGCCTCTATGAAATACATATCCGTTGTTACAAGGTATTATATCTTCAGTAAACAAAACATTCTGATTAGCAGGAATTGTCTGTAAAGCGTTTGATACATACTCTGCCATAGTCAACACCTCCTAAAATCCACCGTTGCACCCACAACCGCATCCGCCATTGTTGTTGCACTGGAATATAGGCTGTCTGCCATATACAGGTACAGTTGGAACAGGGCAGTTAGAAAGTCTGTTATAAAGCTGGTCAACCTCATTAGTAAGACCCTGCTGAATAAAGGCGTTCTGTGCTGTCTGACTTGCGGCAAGATTAGCCATTGTAAGCTGTCTCTCAAGGTCGGCAATTTTTGTATTCTTACCATCCAGTTCAAGCTGGCATAATTTGTCGATTATGGTCTGAGTGCCCCTTGTCTGACTGTCGATAATGTCTCTTGTGTTCATCATAGACTGTGTTCTGTCGGCACAATTCTCTGTAGCTATTGTGTATTTAAGGTCTGCTGTTGCAAGCCTGTTTTCACAACAACAATCGGCAAGCTGTGACTGAACTCCGTTAAAGCCCTGATTCATAGCTGTCTGTGTAGCAAAAGCTGTCTGCATATTAGCCATCTGTCTTGCGTTTGCACCCTGTTCTACACCTGCAAAACCGTTGCAAAGTGCCATCTGAGTATCTGCACAACAGTTGCAAAGCTGTGTTGACAGGTTATTTACTCCGTCTCTGATAGATGTGATGTTGTCATTAAGCATCTGATTCTGGAATCCCTCACTTGTAATGTTAGCCTGGTTCATCCATGGATAGATTGAATTATATCCACCACCAAAGCCACCATTACCGCCCCAACCATTACCGTTGAAAGCGAAAAGGAAAAGAACGAGAAGCCACCAAGCACCGTCTCCACCAAAACCGCCGAAACCATTGTTACCTGTTACTGCGGCTACATCTGCGGCGGAAAGACCGCCATTTTCTGCTAAAGACATAAGTTTGTCCTCCTTTGTGATTTATTTATAATTTTGCAAAATTATTTCAGTAAGGATTGCATTTCATTTGCCATCTGTGACAGTCTGTTAAACTGTTCCTGTGACATTTTTCCATAATTAAGAAGTTCTTGCACTTGCTGTTTAGGGTCTCCCTTAAAGCTATTTCTAAACTGCTGAAACTGTGCAAGCATATTATTTTGAGGTTTACGGTTGAATAGATTATAAATAGGATTAGCCATTGTTATTCCTCCTTGTCATAGACCTGTTATTATGATTGTCAGATTGCGTTTTAAGCGTGATTTGCTCAAGTCGCTTATCTAATTCAGCTTTAGTTACATAATCGTCTAAATTGACGTTTGGTACGCTTGTAGTTGTATCTGTGTGCTGTTCTGCTGTGCGTTCTGAATAGTCGAATATCCTTAAAGGCATTGGCATACCACTTGTGTCTGTTGATTTGATGTAGAATACGGAATTTTCGCTATCCATAAGTAAGACTGAATTTCCCGCACCAACAAGATAACTCTTTGCACCTGCTTCACCCTGTACCCAGACTATTCCACTTTGCTGATTAGTCTGCGGTGGTTGATATACTTGTGGCATTTGCTGATACTGTGGGTACTGATAGTTCATCGGAAAATAATTGTAAGCCATAACTTACTCCTTTCTTTGCCAGTAATAAATTGGTGTTGTATCACCACTATCCCAACTGTCATAATAATTTCCGCATATTGCGGCGACAGTGTGTGTGCCGGTAGATAAGATGTAGTTGCCTTGTGGATGATCCTGGCAGAAATCTCTGACTGTATAGCAATCTGGACAAGTATTAGGTATGATGTATCGTTTATATCCGTTGTTACGCAAGAAGTTACCCCATACATTGTTAGCAGATGGCATATCAGATAACATAAGACCTTGTATTGCAAGTCTGATATATGTTTCTTCCCAAGACAATCCTAAAGATTTTGAGATAGCACGAATAACGCAGTCACCGACATATACACTGTGAGGATTAGGGTTGTAATGTATGTACATTGTGCTATCTCCTTTCTCTTTATAGATTTACAATACAATAAAAAAGAGACTGTAACTTATACAGTCTCTTTACATATTTTCTATGATTTTTATACGGTCAAAGTGTTCTTATCATCTTATCCTTAATTCGTCTGATTAACTTACTCACCTTTGCTTCTGATATATTCATCTGTAGAGCAATAGCAGTATTTGATTTGTTCTTTGCTCTTAAATTAAAGCACTCCAATTCTTCATCTGAAAAATTACAATTATCTCTAAAGTATTGAAGTTCCCACTCGACGAAATCAGATATATGTGGTAGTTTCATATGTTAATCTCCTTACGCTATCCTAATCGCTCTAATTGATGCCGATGATGCATTAAGATTGCCACCGCTATTTTGAAAACCACGCAGATATAATGTGGTCGATTGAGCCAACTCAAAGCATCCTGACACGCATAATCCTGTCGTATGGCTACCACCTGCCGATGGAACTCTAACATACATACTGTCATAGCTTGATGTGCTTGTTGAACTATTCGTCACGATTATCGCTCTGTTGCCTGTCGCATTGGATGCAAACGATGCTCTTGCGTTTAATTGCCATATTCCTGCTGACAAGGTTACTTGCGCAAGTGTTCCGTAAGAGCCATTTGTAAGTGTAACAGCAGATGTCATGTCATCGGTCTCGATAGTATGTATATCTTGGTTCATACGCATCCAAGGAGACCACGAATTATTCATATAGTGCCTTTGAAAAACCTGTCCACATCCTGTTTGGCGGTATCGACTAAACCTCTGCATTGAGCCGAAACATTCAAAATTTCCATAGTTACCATTAGCAACAGGAGCATTTGAGACGTACTGATTTATTCCTATCCAATAGACGTGCCTTGCATTCGCTCCACGAAAAGCCTCATCGTTAAAATCTATCGGATTACTCTGTGTAGCCTCTAACGTGCCACCATGACGGATGACGTTGTGTACAGGGATGCTAGATGGCACACCGCTTGGGTTAGTAACCTCAAAAGCACCATCAACTGAGCCTTCCTCAAACCGATATGCAGTATCTTTAACCCAAATGACTGAGTTTTGGTCAATCTCTATACCATTACCCTCTGTCAAGGTGTCCTGTTTCTGCGCTGTTTCGAGATTTATGATAGTATTAATCTCACTTCTGTCATAGGTTTGAGATTTTGTATAATAATTGTCTAAATCGCTTAAGCTTGCCTTGTCCAACAATCCCCATGTTACCGCCGAATTAGTGATGAGGTTATTGCTTAATTGGTCTAATACTGTATCAAAGTCCTCAGCCGCCGCTGTGCCGAGAGTCGGCTTGTTGCTCAAATCAGCGTAAGCGCCACTTGTTGCTACTGTCGCAAGGTCTGATGTGTTTGCCTTACCCTGTAAAGCATTATCTATATCAGTCTTGGTATAATAATTCGCCTGCAAAACTGCTGTGGTGGTGTAATCATCAAGAGCATTAATAACATAACTTTGTGTGGCATACTCGGATAAATCTATTTGCGCCACTTTATTTTCGTCAACTACTGATGTGCCATTGACCTTTACATCATCAACTTGACCACCGCCTGTACCTTCGTTGAGCAATTCTGTGGCTTTTTGTTTCCACTCATCTTTTCCATTGTATTCTATAACATTCGCCATAATTATTCTCCATCGTCAAATGACAGAATGTAAATAACCTTCATGTTCTTATCTGCACTCTTTACAACAGGTGTTGCAAGATTATTGATTGTAGCAAGATAATCTGCATTTACACCTATTTTAAAGTACACATCACGCCAATTACCACTATCATACGGTTGTACATTGTAAAGAAATGGGTCATCTGATGAAATATATCTACCGTGTCTCTGTCTATACCACTCATTACAAGCTGTAACTGTTCTGTTGACCATATCAATGAAGAATCCACCGTTCTGTCCTCCAGTTGCTTGACCCATACCCATAATGAATGATTTCTCCCTAATCATTACAGCACCATATTCATCTACAGACATTGGTTGGTCAACAACTTTTGTCGTGTTATTAGTAAAGATATTCTCAAATATAATCTTGTTGGATGTGTATAGAGCTATGTTGTTATTACCAAAAGATATTGCATGATGTACTGTACTCCATGTGAAGTCTGTCTTATTGGTAACTGTGAATCCTTCTGCTACCTTTGTTGAGCAATTAATTCTGCAACCTTGTACAACTGTATTAGGTGCTATGTTGAGATTACCTGCAAGTAGATAATAATAGTTACCATATCTTCCTATACCCCATGCTGATGCGTTTCCAAGAGCGTTTACAAATGCTGGTGGTAATGATACCTCTGTCTCAACAACTGGAATAAAACTCTGATTAGGTTCAACAAGTTGGCTTGGTTGATACATATAAGGATATGTTTCTCTTATATCAATCTTACTCAATGGGATTTTCTTTGTGATAAGTTTAATCTTACCTGTAGTTCCCATATGTTCTGATGAGTGTGCTTGAACATAATTCACATTATAGTAATCCACATATGTTACGGTGCTGTTGGTTTCGTTCACATCGAATATTCTTGTATGTAAATCGTTAGTCACTTCATCCACATCATAATTAACACTCGGTGTAACAAGTGTTGTACTAATAGCACTTTTATGATTTCCTGCGGTTGCTTCGCTTGCATTACCAACACCAGCATAGCCTTTTACTTTAGATGTTAAACAAGCACAAGCTATTGTTCCATTTGCCTGCTCTTGGGTGAAATCCCAAACCATTCTGTACTTACCGTCTGCGGTCCATTTACTTTCCGTAAAGTTCCAAGAGCCAAACTCTGTAACACCATCTTCACCGTTGTAGGTATATCCTTTTGCGCCATTACCTGTCATGGTAAGACCACCTTCATATATCACATTGTCTGCATCTTCTGTGATAGTATTATCGAAGAGAAGCAATCCGCCATAAAGTTCACCAATTATATCTTGCTGAATAGCTTGTTGTTTGAGCGGTGTAGTGTACAACATACCACCGTCTTGTGTGATATAGTCAAGAGCATTAGTTACAAGGTTATCATCTTCATAGACTTCCTTCTTACCTGTCTTTACATCTGTTAATTCAATAATTGAATGTCCTTTAATTCTCATTATTCCACCTCGTTTCCTACGGTTATGAATGTGTACTTTGTAAATGTATCGCTCACCTTGTCATACATACCCTCATCGTTGCCCTTCTTGGCAGGTACAAGGTCGTAAAGTATATCGCCCGTGCTTATTGATGTAATCTTGAACTCATATATTTTGCCGATATAATTACCGGATTGAAGTCTAAATCCGACTAAATACGGATTTGCAACCGAGGATGGAGTATAGTTAGTTACTTTGCTTCCGTCTAATGTATTTTCGTTATTAGTATTATTGATAAATGTATGCTTTCCGGACGTATAGCTTCCAAACATCGATTCCGATGTACCTATTCCCGTGTACCAATTATTATTATATATCGTTAATTGTGGATACCGAGTATTTGCGGAAGTTCCGAAGATGCTCATCGTTTGCGTGTAGTTGGCTTCAAACGTCACTTCTATCGTGTAATCAGATGATACATTAAAAGGTGTCGTGATGTAACCACCGCCATTAAATTCGGCATAATCATACAGTTCGACATCTGTTAAACCGAGCGCAACCTTGAGGTCGTATATCTGTTGCACTGATAGCTGTGAAAAGTCCAAATCGGATATATCACCGCCACCACCTTGTACGCTCTGCCATGTTCCATCACCACGCAAATATTTTTCTTCATCTCCTGCCATCGGTCTTGGTACGATACCTTTTTCACCGTTCTCGGAACTGCTTGCACCTGTAAATGGTGTCGTTGACGCAACCTCATTCTGATGCATCTGAGCATCAATCTCATCAAGATTCTGATTAACAACTGTAACATCATAATTATCAGTTGAAGCATCTTTCCGCAAGTTGTAATTAGCTGTATAAGAAGCCATTTGTTCCCTCCTTATCCGTGAATATATCTATTGTTCAACTGTGCATGGGTTACATCATGTAATTCTCCATGCGTGTATGCGCTCATCATATCCTTGTCGATAAGTAACGTATCAATAGGTTTTTCAACTCGTATTCTTCTCAACTGGATTTCACCGATTGTATCTTCAAGCGATTCTTCTGTTGGAGCATCAAGTATAGTTGATATAGCATCTGTAAAATTATGCTCTAATGTAGCACTCTTGTAAGGTATTTCTGATATTGTATCTCTGAAATACAGATAACCATCCCACTCATTAGATGATAATAAGCCTTGACCTCTGATTGATGCTTGCATACCGTGTTGCTGAATTGTTAAACTACCACCTGCCATATTCAGAGTGACTTCAAATCTGATTGTTCTTGCGCCTTGAATTTCCATGAAGTATAGCAAGTGTAGAATGTGTTTTCCGTCTACCCATGTTTCTTTTGGGATATAGTCTGTAACCTGTGCATCATTGATGTAATACTTTATTGTACCAACTGCATCATTATATGTTATTCCGTTTACAGTTGTCTCAACATCAACTAATACTTCTGCATGAAAGATTACAGTTGTTGTAGCAATAGATGTAAATTGTATGTCCATGATAGTCTTTGTCTGACCATCACCAACTTCAATCTCGCTCTCATTGTTATACAGATAGTATTCTTCCGCAAGTATCTTTTGTTTAGATTTTAAATCTTCATTGGTAACACTATATTGATAGCCAGATATTGTCTGCTGTTCCTCATAATCTTCTTTACCCCTTGATATGATATTCTGTTCAATCAACTGTACACCGCTTAATAAGGTTTCACAAACAAGGTGGTCTCCCATATCAGTCTGTACAATCTTACCAAGTTTGGCATCATAATCAGAAACAATCATATTGATGTTAGCTGGATTATAAGAAATCTTTGCCACACTATAAAGTATCGCTTGCGCAATTTCCTCTAACTCTGCTGATGTTCTATCCAATACAAGTAGATTATCTTGAATACAGATTATCTTCTTTCCTGTTCCTGCTCTTGCTTCTGTATCTCTGATTGAATTGTTTATGTAAACCTGTGAGAATACAGGAACAGTAAATGCTTCAAACTCCGATGTGTTCTTCTCGTAGTTATTTGTTATATCATAAGTTGAATATGCACCAAGAAATTCAAGTTTGCCCTCTCTATTGATGTTAGCATTACAAGCCTGTAGCGCACATATGTATCGTAGCATTTCAATAAAGCTAACGCCATTGATATTCTGTGTTTTGCTGATAAGCAAATTATCATTAGGCAGTGCTGTGTCAACATAATCAAGACCGACAAAATCACACAAACCTTTTCTGAATACATCAAGTGTTACTGTGCGTTCACTTGTAAAAGTATCATTCCAGTATTTAGTTACATCTATATCAGCAAGGTAATACAAGGCATCATAAGCTATAATATGTCTGCTTGTATCATTCCTTGACCTGTTTCGCTTACAGCTATCAACTCTACCATGGAATAAAGGAACAACTGTCGTAACATTACCTTCTGTGACATTCTGATATACATAGATATATTGCTTTTCTATATCTGGAATATCATACAGGTCAACTTCAAATCTGTTCGCATTACATTGACCTATCGTAAAGGCATCTGTACACAATACTTCATCAAGCTGTAGCGAACCAGAACCTATACCTGTGGTAATGCTCGGCAGTTGTTGATTATTCGGAAAAGATATGACCGTTTGTCGATTAACTTGTATGTCTGGCATAATCTTTTCCTCCCTTAATACTCAATCAATTCCATCTTCATTTCTTTGTATTTGATATTATCATCTTCAATATGATTAATAGGAAATTCCATGTTAGGTCTGTAGAAATAACCCTCATGGTATGTATTTCCATCATCGTCCCAATATTCTATCCAGCACTTTCTTTGCTTATGGTCTGTTTCGTGGTCATAAAAGAACTGTTGAATAGCCATCTTATCTGCAAGGTTGACTGGTCTTATCGTGAATGTAATTTTTGTTTTCATACCGTCTGCTGTAATACGATATAAGTCTCTACTATTATCATCACGATAAGCCTTCAACTCTTCTCTTTGCTTTGGGTTACTGCTATATGTATCAAACTTGATATATCTATTAGGGAAGATAGTATATGTCTTTACATTGTTTACCATCTTTATCCCTCTAATAAGATACCCTTTGAATGGACTTGACATATACTACCTCCTACCTGTTTGCTTATATCTCTTATCTTCTTCATCCCATACGCATTGTGCTACTGTTCTTCCATCTAATTGTAACACAATATTCTGGTTATTACTACTACCACCCATTTCAGATAATGCAGTTTTAAACGCTTGTACCATTGTAGCAAGTGGTGTTTCGATATTTGTTCCGCTTGTCTGGTCTCCAAGCGTAGCTAAAAATTCTCTGTTAGGTGGTATAACTGCACCCTGTGCAAGTCTTGGAATACTTGGTATGTTGCTGAAAGAAGGAAGATTACTGAACAAAGAATTTGCGCCTATCTTAACATTTTTGAATTTCTCAATGATTTCCTGTATCTTCCTTAAAGGTGAACTGACAGCACCATTTAAACCATCAATCAATCCATTAATAGTATTACTCATACCTTCTGATAACTTACTATTGAAGTTTCCGAAAGTTGTACTACCACTACTAAATGCTGATTCTGCTTCATTCCAGCTTTCTTTAAATGTATCACTAAAGAATGATGGAAGCTCTTTGAATGGCGTTTCGATGTTATCTTTAACAGATGTGAAGTGTCCTGTAAGTGCATCTTGTGTGAAGTTATTCTTAACACTTTCAAGTGCGCTTTGTGATGTATTACCCAAATCTGTAGGAACACTATCAAATGCTCCAACCATATCGCTTGCCCTATTTTCAAAAATCTCTTTGGTCTGGTCAAACGGACTTGCAATACTTTGTAAAGCACTTTGTGAAGTAGTACCCAATTCATTTGGTACTTCATCAAAAGAAGTTACCATATCACTTGAAGCCTGCTCCATAGCTTCTTTTACAGCAGGTGGAACATAACTTGTCATATTGTAAAATGATTGCTTTATATCTTTGTTGCCCTCTTCAATATCTGCTGGTGCTTCATTCTTATACTTCTCTGAATAGTCAGTCATGCCATAGATGGATTCTTTGTACTTGTCTGAATAATCTGACATTTGATTATTCATTGTTTCAGTAGAAGTTGTAATCTGCTCATTTCCTTCTGTAACACCTTGTGCTGATTGCTTATACTTCTCTGAATAATCAGACATTCCTTTAGTGCCTTTTTGTTGTGCTTCATACAACCTATCTATTTCCGCAACATAATCATCACAACTATTCTTGAATTTCTCCCAATCTTCATCTGATATAGCGTGTCCTAATATTTCAAACTGATACTTTGACCGTTTCATTTGTTCGTTTGCGGCATCAAGTGCGTTTTTAGCATTGGCATTTGCCATTCCTGTTATATCTTCACCGAACAGCATATGTACCGCATTAGAAAGTGTAGAACGTCCTGTTGTTTCAGAATACTCTTTTGCGGCATCAACACCTGTTGATATAGCATTTACAAGATATTTTGTTGGACCTTTTGCAAATTCACTATATTCTTTTGAAAGTTCCTCTTCACCAAGTAATGAAGCTATACCACTAAATAATGCACCAGCACCTCTACCAGCTAAATCAAACGTAGCCGCACCGACAGCCACTTTTGCTAAACTGATACCACTTGTTATTGCTGAACCAAGATTTGTACTGAATAAACCTGTAAGCATACTCCAAATCTTCTTTACTGCAAAGATTGCAAGTAATGCTTCTGCGATTTTCAGTATCGCACTTGGATTTGAAACAAGTCCTGCTAATGCTTCTGCAAGCGCACCAAGTAAAGCAAGTGCCACTTCACCAAGTTTAGCTAATAATCCAAGCCAGTCAATATGAGTAAGGAAGTCTGCTATTGCTTCACCAACTCTATGCCAATCTATTGTAACAATTAAATCTGCTATTGCATCAAGAATACTTATGGCACAAGTTGATAAATCTTCTGCCAACTGACCGAAGTCTATCTGACTTAAAAATCTGTTTATGGCTGTACCAACTGTTGTACCTAATTTAGATGTTTGGATAAAGTGTGCTAAACTTGTAAGAATACCACTTGCAAGTTTTTGTAAATCAGCACCTAAATCTTCCCATTTAACTGTTCCAAACCAAGTCTTTAAGGCTGTGCCAAGTTTATCGCCTATTTCAGCCCAAGGAGTTGTGTCAATAAGACCTGTAGCAAAATCTATTACTGCATTTATCTTATTAGCAAGTGTTTCGCCAAGAAGAACAGGGTCCATATTATCAAAGAAACCTTTGATTAACCCACCAACTTTTTCACCAAGTCTCTTAAACTTGTAAGTCTTGAAGAAAGTATTTGTGGTATCAAGAATGGCATTAAGTGTATCTGCTATTGTCTTACCTGTAAGATTGCTGTCCCAACCTTCTGTAAGTCCGTTGAGGATTCTTCCTATTCTACTCGCCCATGTTACAGCTTTTGGTCTGAATTTCTTATTAATCCAGTTATCGAAAGTTTTGGTGATAATATTAAGTTTATTTGCAAACAGACCACCGACACCTTCCCAATCTCCACGATTGATTGCATCTTTAAGTTGTTTCGCAAAATCAGATTCAGCTAAAGTCTTTTCAAATGTTCCGGTAAGTCCATCAGCGGCACCACCGCCACCTCCGCCACCACTATCTTTTGGCTGATCTATAACAAGAAGATTATCATACTCTGCTAATTCCTTGTTAGCTTCTTTAGCGGCTGAACCAACACCTTTAATACTATCAGCATAGCTGTCATTAGCTTTCTGTGCTTTATAGATGTATTTCTGCCCTGTAAGAATTGCAAAGAAATTAGCCAACGCTGTCATAGCCCTGGTTATTAATTCGATAATATAAATTAAAGCTGGTGCTAAAGCGTGCATAAGAGGTTGAGCCATAGTACCAAAACTCAACTTCATCTGATTAAAGCTGTTCATTAAGGCTGAAACATCTGCATTAACTTCCTCAAACTGTGTTGCCATCAGCTTTAAGGCATCTGCTGTATATGCTCTTAATTTTCTCCATAATATGAAAAGAGAACGAATACCAAGTCCATATCTCAAAACTTGATTGATCATTTTCTTTAAAGACATATTATGCTTTTCAGAAGCCTTATTTATACCAAGCATTTTAGATCCAAACTTACCAAGATTTTTAATGCCCCTCGCAAGTAATCCAGGTATTTTTTTGATCACTTCTATAAGTTTTGAGAACCGTTTTTCAGTTTTTGCTGCGGTACTTCCAGCTTGTTCTCCCCACTCACTATTACGCGCTAACAACTGGTTATATGCTGATATAAGTGTTCTTATCTCGTTATTACCGTTCTCAATCTTGTTTACATAATTCTGCCACTCTTGGGTATCTTGGGGTGATATTTTAGCCTTACCTTGTTTTTCCATACGCAATTTAAGGCGTTCATATAAATCTAACCAAGATTTATACTTTTCAAGTTGTTCTGTAGCATTTTGAAACCCGGCACTACCCGATCCTAATTTCTCCATAGCTTGTACATTCTTTTTGGCGGCTTCTACCTGTCTACTGTACAACTCGATTTTATCCAGAACTTTTTGATAAACCCCGGTATTACCAAAATCCTTGGTTTCAAGTTTAGCCATACTTGCTTTGGCTTTCTCTTGTTGAGTGATGATCTTATTTATACGCAACCTAACTTTATCAAGCTGGTTCTCTAACTTACCGCTTGTAGGTTTGGTAAATAAATCTCTGATCTCATCTTGTAGGTTTTTTGCACTATTTATGGCATCATCTGCATCAACATCTATTGTAAAAGTTAAATCTGCCATTGTATTTTTCACCTACTTTCTCTATTCTTTGTTAGCGTTCCACATCCTCATTACCCAAGCCTCTGCTTCTTCATCTTCAAGAGACTTACTCTTCCAAACAAAGTATTGTGGATTATCACGCTTAAACTGTTGTTCGTATTTTTCTAATTTCTTATTGGTGACTATCTTATGTCTTATACCTACTACTTGCGACAAGAGCGAATCTCCTACTGCTGTATAGTAGCCCATAAATGTCCACCAATGAATATAAGGTGCTAAACGAATCTCTGTGTTAGCCACTTTATTGATTGCGGCACAAATCATCTGTTCATCTTTATCCCAATCAATAAGTCTGTAATTAAACTTTGCACCTATACTTTCATCTTCTCCGCAATTAAAGAATCGGTACATTTCCTTAATTGCGACTTCCGTATCTGGTATATTATTTATATCATCAATACTATTTATGTCCTCATAAAAAATAATAAGGGCAGCTATCATGCGTTCCTGGTCGGTCAATTCAGTATCGTTCAAAGCTGAAAAACAATCAAGAACCACACGATAATCTCCCTTATTTCTTATACCGAAAGACTTGTCCTGTATTGTGATTGAAGTTGGTATATTATACATATATTATTTCCTAATATATTTGTCTGTATGTTTGTTAATACGTTTCCTTAACTTCTCGTACTCGTTATTAAGATTTGTCTCATACAATCCAGTAAGTTTATTTAAGATATGCTCATATCTAAACTCACCATTGAATGGGTCAAACATTGAACCAGATGGAGCGCATTTAGCTGAAACATCAGCATCAAATATAAAGTCCATAATCTCTCTCATTTCAGTATCAATCTCACGCAGGGTCTGTGAAATGTTTACCTTTTCAGCGGCTTCTTCAAGTGTATCATCATCCCCTAATTCATCTTTAACCTTCATAAGACTTGCTTTCTGTTCAAGTGCAACAAGTTTAGGATAAGAATCCTCAATACGATTGATTACTGATAAATCAGATGTATCAAGTTCCAGTATTCTGTTATTATCTCCCTCAATACGGAATTTCTTCTTCTTGATGGCGTCAAATTTGACATCAATAATGTCATTATCTACTGGAGCATTTACCATAACTTCTTCTTTTGTCTCTGTGCTTATTGGGTTAGATTTCTTTGCCATACCTGTCTATCCTCCTGTTAATTATACATCTGCTGTAAACTCAAAGTCAGCGGTCAGCTTATCAACTGTACCTGTTCCTGGCTTACCAGAACCATTCCAGTCATTACTGTAATATACAGTAATAGGGAAGTTTACGTTGCTGTCTCCACCGAATGAATCATATGAGATAGTACAATTTGAATGTCTCTCCGCTTCAAACGCTCCTGTTGTTCCAACGAAAGCTGTGATTACATAAACCGTAAACTGATTGAGTTCTGATACTGCATTTCTTCTACGAATATCGTTGAGAAGTGCGCCCAGCTTTGAACCACCAAGTACAAGGAATGGGTCAAACGGTTGCTGTGGCTGTGTTCTGTTTACGTCTGTATAGTTGATACCACGAATATCTGTCATGGTCTCAATGTCAGAATTGTACTCAATACTTGAATCCTCTGTACGAGTACCAAGAATTTCTCTTACTTCTGTTGCAGATGTACCCTCACCTTCCATCCAGCCTACAACTGTAATAAGAAGTTTACGCTCGGCTCTCTGCTTATCTTTCAGATTAAACTGTGTTACTGCCATTGTTTTAATCTCCCTTCATTTTATTATTGACATATCACTTTAGATGTGTCCAAATATGTTATTCTTATTGCTATACTGTATCTACCTAATGCTGGTTGTACTGACGTATCTACATCTTCAAGTACCGGTGTAGAAGTAAGTGTTTCCATTGAATCGACTATACAATCTTCCCCGAAGTTAGGGTAATTGTAAATGGAAGCCTCTTCATTTATCCAGTCAATCAAACTTTGAACATCAGCAAGGTCAGACACATTTTCGTCTGGATAACCTTCTATTTTAACAACTGCATTTTGAGATACAGATTTGAATAAGACTATGGTAAAGATGTACTCTTTTAATATACTTCCATCAACATATTTTACTTGTAAAGCTGTATCATTCCCGGAAGTAATAATTTGATTATTATTATCCTTTGCGTTTATGAAGTTAAAGAAAAGTGGATTATCAGCAATAACAGGACAACTTAAAAGAAAGTTGATTACTGCTTCATTCTTATCTACCACCATTTTTCTTTACCTCCTTTTTGATCACCTTTGCAGTATATTTAATAAGTTTGGTATGTCCGGGTGTACCCGGATAAACCTCTTCTGTCCAAAAAGATTTAGTACCAGGTGTAGTTCTGCGCCAGTTACTATCATCTGAATTATGCTGATATGCGGCGTATAAACTTGTTTTACCTACTTTAGCATCACCCCATATGATCTTGACCTGTTTTGGTCTGACTTTCGTATGGGTACTTTTACGCAAGGCACCTGTTTTCTTTGGTACATAACGATCCAAAATCCTTATTGCACCATTACCAACTTCTTGCATAACTGCTGGGTTTTGAACAGTTTTAGCAATCGGAACAATTATGCGTGATTTAATAGCTTGTCTGATCTCATTACCATTTATTTTGATAGACACATTAGCCATATTAAACACCCTTTACATAATAATGCTCGTTACATCTTCCTGCTCCTACATTTATTGCAAACTCTTGTACTTCCATACAACCTTGCAATTCTTTATATTTCTTTAATAAATCTGTTGACCTTTGACCTTGCTGATACTCATTTACTATATCATCTACTTCACCTTTAATGATTATATCTCCTTGACCAAGTGTGAAGTAATTACTCATCTCGTCATTAGGTAATGCTTGCCATACATACTTTTCAAGGAACGCATCATCTTTAGGTATTCTGCATATGATATTATTAGTCTCTAATACCGTTTCACCGACAGTCACTTTATCACCAGTGTACTTCCAAAAACAATTATTCACAGTATGTTTAAACCACATAACTATATTAGTTACGGGGTCCTCGTAACGATTATATATAGTTAAAGTAGTTTCCCACCATGGCGCATAATTATTCATCTGGATATATACCTCTATATAAGACTTTTCTGCCAGCTTCATTTCTTACATCTGCAAGATACATTCTGATTGTGCTTTCGGATTCTGTTCTTAACAAATCGAATATCCTATCAGCACTCATGGCATTGTAAGAAATTGAAACACCATCATTATCTTGTCTTGTTATTGCTGGTTCTACATTACCATCTGATTTCCAGCCCATTGATAAAGCATCATTTTTCTGCTGTAGCATATTGATAAGTCTGAACACGCAATACTTTAATTCTGTTGGAAACGTAGTATCATGTATCAGTCGGTCAAACGTCACATAATCTATTAACGCTTTTGCTTGATAATAATAATTATTAAAGGTAGTTTCATCCAATGTACCACCCATATTCTGATATTCCTCATATGTTAAATACATTGTACTCAACTCCTTTCTTACTCGGAACGCTTCTTCCTACTACGGGTTGAAGTCTGTGCTATTGTCTGTGGAATTTCTACAGATATAGTTGGTGTCACAGCTTCTTTCGGCATAGATTTAATCTTCTCTTTAAGAGAATCTATCTCGGCTTTAAGCGTTCTGACTTCTTCTTTAAGCTGTGTTATTGTTGCTTGATTATCAACAAAGGCTTTCTTTAAGATGTTAGGGTCGTGTGGTACGCTTGCTTGTACCACACCGCCCTGTTCATCTATTATATCATAGCCATTTGCTATATACTTGGCAACCTCATTTTCGCTTACTCGAAGAACTTTGTTAGCTTTCCTAACTCTGATTTCCTTCTGCATAAGCTACCTCCTACTCATTAAGCAGTTGTTGTAGAAGTTGATGTACCTGTAGATGTTCCACTACCATCAGCTACGTTGAACTGAATAGCGTTAGACTTGTTATTAAGGATAAATACATCCTCGAAACTCTCTTCGTAGTATGTGTACTTACCTTCTGACATAGCAGACGGAGCATCAAGTCTACTGAATGTGTAGCTAACTGGAGTGATAACTGCAAGTGGGTGTACAAGGAACATATTAATCTGCTGTGCATCCTTATCAACTGCATAATCCTCACTGAAATCATAAAGAGTTTTCATAAGTGTTGAAGGAACACCAATTACCTGTACCTGGTCAAGTCTATTAACTCTACGGTCAATAGCGTTTGGTCCACTTGTAATATCCATTGATCTTGAAATCTTTTCTGCTTCTTTGAGAATATAAAGAACCTCAAACGGAACATAAAGAATACGTCCATTAGCAGGAACTCTACCATTATCCATCTTGAGCATCAGCTTATCAAATACTGAAAGGATATTAGCAGTTGTAAGAACTGTGTTATCTGCGGTATGAGTAATACCTGTATCTGGGTCAGCTACAGAAGTCCAATCTGCATAAATCTTGCTGATTGTGTAGGCATCCATTTCTGGGAACTTATGCTCCTCGTTGAATACCTGTGTAATGTTAGCAATAGTTGCTACCATGTTTGTCTGGTCAATATCCATTGGGTGAACAAGTGTTGACCACTTTCTCTCGTTTTCAAGGGTCTTTGCCTCCCACTTATTGCTGAAATTTCTCTGTGCAAAAGCTACTGTATCTCTGTTCGCATCAACACGACCTGTGGTTGCGATTGAAGGAATCTCAATAGTCTTTGCGTTAATCCATCTGTACCTACCGTTGTTTGGTGTACTATAAAGTGCCCCATAATTAAGTACATATGGGAAATTCTGTGATAATGCTCTACTATATTCAGTTGCGTAATTAAGTCCACCGATAGCTGTTGAACCATCGTATGTACCTGTTGTACCATTATTAGCTGGTGCTACATAACTTGTTGCCATTGTTTTAGTCTCCTTTACTTATTATTTTCTTTAGGTCTTACACCTGTAAAATGAAATGCGCTTGCAAATCCACCTGTGCTGTCTGCTGGTGGGTTTGCGCCCTGTGTTGAACTAACAAATGATGGCTTTGGCTGTTCGGGTACTTTATCTTCCTTTTCTACAACAAACGCATCTGCGTTCTCCGTAGAATAGCTTGTTACAAAATCATCTGCACCAAGTATTCTGCCATTGTCCATCTTCAACTCTTTTGCAATCATAGAATTAATGAAGTCACGCTTTGCGGCATTACTTGTAAACTTCTTTGAACTTGCAAAGTCCTTTACAGCAAACTCATATGCTTGTTTACTCAACTTATCCTGGTATGCCTTAATATCGCTATCATACTTTGTCTGTAGAGAATTAAATTCTCCTGTGAGTGAAGCTAACTTGTCTGCATCTGTACCAGCGGCTTTCAGCTTATCTTTTAAATCAGCTAAATCCTTATCTCTGGTGGAAATAGTGCCATTAAGTGTTTCAATAGCGGTATCTTTTGCTTTAATGTCGTCCTCATACTTATTCTTGCTGACGTACTTTCCCTCACCTAAATCTGTGAAGTTTGCATTGGATTCTTTCGCTAACTTCTGGAACTCATCATAAGTTAAAGTTCCTGTCTGTGACTTCTTGAATAATTCCTCAACTGTCATATTCTGTTCTCTCCTTTTACATTCTTTTATATCCGTTTAGCTTGTAATTCCGCAGGCACGGTACTGCGATTGAATGTACGTTTGTTTAATGGTCGTTACGCTCGACTATATATTATATCAACTCATCTTGAGAGTTGTTATAATTCTTACTTGATATTCCGATTAATGCCCCAAGAAATACTGTAATAGCACCCATTGTAGCACCTATCGGCTCACCATATGGTATGTGCCATATACTTGCTACTGTTAGCCATAAAGTTGTTAATGCTGGTAAGAATATGGTCACAACATATTTAAGAATGTCATAAGTTTTATTACTTAACCTCATTTTTTAACTCCTTTACTGTAATTTCCAGAACATCTACTCTGTTCTCTAACACAGGAATCTTACTCGCAAAATCATTATGCTTTCGGACTTCCTCGGTCAGATTTTCAAGTTTGGTATCTGTGACTGCTTGATTTGTAATTATCTTGTTTTCTATGGATTTGTTACTTGCTGAATTAGTAACTACGACACCAATAAAACCAATTAGTGCAACTATGACTGATCCTATTAAAGAAATAATAGCAGTACCCATAGCAATCTCCTTTCAAGTATCTACTATACCGGGACCACCGCCCCGGTATAGTTTTCAACAGGAGGTGACAGATATGCACAAAGTAATCTATTCCCACCTAAATTATACAATAGTTTACATAAAATGTAAACAATAATTTAGTTTACATAAAGTCTTTTATCAAGCTGTTCTTTGAACATATCATACATAGCTTGATACTTTTTATACATCATTTCATAATGCGCAACTAACTTATCATTATTAGCAGCTTTAGCAAGTTCAATTCCACGTTCTGCTTTCTTCATCTGCCGCCTAAAATAATTCAATTTCTGTGTACACTCATAGAACGTATAATGTTTTCCATCTTTTGTAGTATATCCACGTTCATTAGCTTTCAGAATGTTGGTAAGTTTCTGTTCGTCATTCTCTTGTGGTGTTACCCCAACTATAATAGGTTTGGTCAGATGCTTACAGTTACAAGTACCTATATGTCTATCAAATCCTATATAATGTCTACCTTGCACATCTATAAAGTCTAATCCACTCTGTATAAACTCCCAATTCTGGTTTGTAAATTGGTGTCCTTGACAGGGTGCATGATCTGGTGCTGGTGCCATATGTGCGGATATTTCTACACCATTCGCCTTAACTTGCACACCTATAGTATCATATACTCGTTGTGCGGTATCAACTAATGCCTGGTTTACAATATTTTCAAGTCCGGTATCTGAATTATAATACCCATCATCATAACGTATCTTTAACCCGCCAATCAAATCTGTTTCCAAGTTGTGCATTACCGTATCAAAGTCAAGGTTTGATCTTTTTGATACTTTTGCTTGGTCTACTATTTGGTTATATGCTTTATCTAAAGGTAAGTAGGTTTTCACTTTAGGGTTTTTAGGATCAGATAACTTAATATAATAGTTGTTTAAATTAGCATACAATAACAACATTGTACCTATAAGTTCATTGGTTAAATCTATTACAGGGGTATTTTCTTTAAATGTAGGAAAATCCTCATCATATAAATAATCACAGTCAAGATATGCTAAATTTGCCATAGTAAGTATTGCTAATTTTATTTTCTGCCATATCTCATCAGTATATTTATCTTTGATTTTTCCTATCTCATATAAATCATCATAAGAAGCCGGACTAACGCTGTCCGGCTCTTCTTTGATTTTTCCTATTCTCTGCATAATAACCTTAATTATATCGGCACTACAATCACCTTGTAATTCCCATATAGGTTCTACTAACTTATTAAAGGTTACTTCATTGATCATACATTAATCCCTCTTTGGGTCATGCGGCTTACGCTCATTATCAGTTTCATCTTTCTTGTCCAAATCCTTTTGAGATTCAGTTTTTCTATCCTCTGTATCTCTTCTGTCTTTAAGATTAGATTGCTGGAATGTATTACCAAGAACAGACTGAACAGCCATGTTATCTTCCATTTCTTGTAAAGTCTCTTCCTTGATTTTATCAAGTGCTTCAACTGCCTGTCTTTCAGTTTCACCGAAGTACCACATTCTGTTCTCAACTTTACTAACAAGTCCGTTTTGCTGTAATGAAAGTCTCTTGCTCAACTCTGTGTCCATATCTACAAGAATACTATCATCCCATTCAAACGATACATCATACTCACCATCTGGTGTAATATCATACAGATTACAATATGTGTCCATGATATAGATTACATCTTCAAGCGTGTACTGTACTGCTTTCTGTATCTCATAGTTTGCTGAATAACTACGCTGTTTCAGTATCTTAATCTCTGTGGCAGTCTTTGCTTCAATTCCTACATCTGAAAGTGTACCTCTTGAAAGTCCTGTTGCATCTTCTATGTGCATAAGAATTGAATTAAGTCCTGTCGTATAGCTTGTATCTCTTAAAGGTGGAGCAAATGGTTCGTATGTATCACTATTAGAACCTAAATCCAACTTTCTATAAAGTCTCTGCTGTAACATAGGTCTTATTGTTCTTGTAGATTTTCCATCATCATTCAAATCTACTCTTAACGCATCACGGTCAATATCAATAGCCATCTGTCCAGCTTCATACTCCCAAAGAAGTGTTGAATACTGAATATCTGCATCCTTTATAAGATTAATTACTCTGCTATATCCAGATACTCCAAGAGGACTTAATGTATCAATCGTATTTGCTTCTGGCATTTTGAAGTATGCAAAGAGTGGTCTATCAACATCTGTGATGATTACTTCTGGTTCAAGTCCAGCCCATTCAGCTACTTCCGTAAGCGGAACTTCTTTTCCTAAATCAACGCCTGTATTACTGCTTCTCGTATTCTCTGACTTGTATGCCTTATTGATTACTGTTACCGTGTTATTTTCAAACTTATGATATTCAAGTCTACGATATATTACCTCTTTATCTACCTTTGACTGAATAAAAGCAGCTTCGGTAATTTTACCGTTTGCATCAAAAGAAAGCGGATAGAAATTATTTGCCTGTATAAAGTCAAACTCAATATCCATTTTAGGTTTAAATGTGTTAGTGACTTTATTACCATCTTGTGTAGTCATTGTCTTTACTTTACTACCCGCGTTCTGAACAACATAAGGTTTAATAACAAGACCACCCATAGCAATTCCATATTCAAGCTGTCTCCTTATCTGACGTTTCAGCTTCTTATACTGTGAATCAAGATATTCAGCACGTTTGGAATTACCTACTGTTTCAACTTCTTTCTCTCCGCCAACACCTACTGACGGTTCTACTTTAGTCTTTACTTTAGGTGCTGTAATCTCACTCTGCCATTCAAGCATAGCCATTCTTGCTTTCTCACTTGCGATAAGTGCAGGAATACCTAAAGAAGTTATCCTTGTAGGATCAGCAAAACTTGGTTCTTTTAACCAAGGTGCTTTGTTGCAATACATATCTTCCCAAAGTTGTATTGCGTGTTCCATTTCAGTTGATATTGCCGATGTAACGTGTAATACATCTTCTATATTTTGCTTTCCTATCATCTTATTTATTATCTCCTTTATACGGTGTGCTATATTTGAGAATAGTGCCATTTCTTATTCTCCCTTCTTCTTATGCTTACCATTTCTTTCACGTTCCCACTTCTTACGTTTAGTAGTTTTAAGGGAGGTATCAATACTTTTCTGATTACTACCTTTTCTAACATACCTATCACCCTCATATACTGTTTCTCTTTGTCTACTACCAGTTATGCTTGTACTACTACTTGAACTGGTCTCATACTCATATCGTTCTCTTGGTGATTTAGGTTTTTCCCGGTTTTTACGTTTTGCATTTATTCCACCGTTACCCATACTACTCCTTTCTAAAGCGATACCTTTGAACTGATTAGTTTCTTAATCACAATGTTACCTTTAAATTTGGTGTTCTGTCGGCTGTTTCCATAAAGTATAATTTTCTCTGGTTCAAGTCTTTCTAACATTTCGTCCCAATGTTTCAGATGTGCTTCGCCATCATTATACCAAAAATCTCCCATAGTAGATATTGCTATCGTGCTATGTTTAGGAAGTCCGTCTAAACAAAATTCAAAGGTTTCATCATCACTCCAAGTTACTGTGGGAACAACTGTCAATCCTTGCTCTTGCCAATATCTTGCACACCATCTATTCCTGTATGTGTTGAAAACTCTGACCGCAAATGGCGTATCAGAGAAACAACTGAAATCTGGACTTAATACATATTTAAACCTTGAAAGTACATCTGTATATCTGTCTGGATAACGCCATACTCTTTCAAACTGATAATCATGTAAAAAGAAGTGAACTGCCTTATCTTGCGGATTATCGTCTTTAAGAGCAAAGTTAAATCCTTGTAATGGTATATTTTCAAGATTGTCTATATGTACGGGTTCCAATATGGGAATATCATACTTTCCCGCGCCTTTAAAGTTTCCATATCCTAAATTACATACGTTTACTTCTAACCAACGTGTCTGCCCCGCATATGGTCTATCTGACATTAATTACCTCTCCTGTTTTTTAACTTGCCATTTGTACTTATTAGCACAACTATGTGAGCAAGTTATTGATGGTCTATACTTATTTGTTTTAAACACCTTCTCACAAATAGGACATTTCTGTTCAATGGTGTCTAAATCATTAATTCTACGATAGGCAGATTTACAAGCATTACTACAAAATGAATTACCACCGTTCTTATACAAAACACCATCAAACTCTTTACCACAATTAGTACAAATTAATCGTCTATTAAACTTTCCATTATTATGTTGTTGTTTAATGTGTTCACTATGCCATTCGCTACCTTTTTGTGATTTATGCCATTCAACTGCTTTAGGTCGAGCCTTTGTATTCATATTATTTCTGCGCCACTCACGTTGTTGGTCAGTAAGCAGTTCCTTATGAAGCTGATGATGTTCCTGTGATGTGAGTAATTGTAGATTAGAAATATCATTATTACTTTTATCAAAGTCAATATGATGTACTTCATACCCACTTGGTATCTTTCCGTTATAATATTCCCAAACATATCTGTGCATATATTTTCGTAAAGTTTGGTGCCTATAATAACCAGATTTCTCACAAAGAGTAAATTTTATACCATCGAAATATTGATATTTAGGTTTCATAATTTATACCTCCTAATATGTATTTTTTCCATTATACAATACATATCATTCGGTGTCAATATTACTGTCCTCTACGGTTGTAGTATCGTTCAAGGGCGTACCTAACTGCATCGATTCCGTGGTTATTCTCATCTGGATAGTCACTAATAAAGTTTCCGTCCCTGTCTTGTGCATATTCGTAACTGATAAACTCACTATATGTATTAGGACAAGTACGTTTATCAATATAGATGTGTCGTAAACCTTGTAGCCACTTTATTCCGTATCTGATACTATCTGGACCTTTAACAGCACCTCTGATATAAGCACCATACGCTTTAAAGTCTGCTACTGATTTAGGTTCTGCTGAATCCGCAGTCACCAATTCGTTTACATTAATATATTTCTTCTTCTCGTATAACTCTTCAAAGATTGTAATATTTCTTGTTTGGTGTGAATCCAACTCTCTAAAAATATACAAATCAAGATGTTTCGCATCAAAGTGCATACGCACAAATCTAAATGGGTCTTTAGCAAAACCCCAGTCTATTCCGTTATAAATATGGTCAAATGTAGTCCACATAGGAACTTTCTCAACATGACCTTTAAAATCTTCTATCTCTACAAGCTGTGACATATCTAAATCTTCAACATTAGGAAATACATCACCACCTGTACCTATAGGAATACCCATGTACTCATGGTCATACGCTCTCGGATTTATCTCTTTTAAATCTTCTGCTTCTTCTATGAATATAGGTCCAAGCCACTCTTCTGGCACATCTAAATAAGTATTCCTTGTGACTAAAGTATTGTCTCTTGTTTCTGCTATATCAACATATTCATTAGCCCAATTATTCTTGCTTATAGGTGGGTTGAATGTTCTGAAATCCCAAAACTCTGTGCCACCACGCATTGTAGACTGTGTTACTTTTCTTATCTCATTCTCACCTGCAAACTGATCTAACTCCTCAAACCACGTTATGCCTATATACCCAAACGGAAGTTTGATAGACTTCACCTTGTCTGGATCATCAAGACCCATGAAAAGTATCTGCTGCCCTGTCGGTTTGTAGATTATCGGTGTATTATAGTGTTTCGGTATCTGAAACAAACTATCAATACCCATCTGATACAATCCCCATTTAACTTGTGAAAAGATACTGTTCTGAATAGTATTAGCGACTTTTCTAAAACATACAGCATGAATATTAGGGTTTGCCATTAGTGTTAATGGAAGTGCTATGCCCCCAACGAAAGAGGACTTTGTGCTACCTCTTCCGCCGGGAAAAACATAGTGAATGTGCCTGTGACTTAATATATCTTCAAGAACATCATCATACATAGGTATGATGCAGTCCTTAATTGGAATAGATATTTGTGGTTGTGATATTATTGCCTGTACCTCTGCCATTAACCTACCTTCTTCTCAAAAGATTTTGCTTTAGCAAGTGTTTCCTGTCCATAACTTCCATCCTGCTTTATGTTGACAGTTTTCTGAAACTTTGTTACAGCTTTCACAGTAGCTGGTCCGTAGCAACCATCAATCTCCAACTTGCTGCCTATAGCCCAATTCATATATTCCTGTATATACCTAATTTGGTTCTGGAACGAAACATATGTATCATAGCCATCACCTTTAATGAAATATCCTCGACCAGGTAATACAGGATAATAGCCTGTCCATTTCTGATACTTGCTTGGTGTTTTCTTCTTTGTTGTTGCGGCTACTGAACGTGAAGCCGGTCCGAAACAACCATCCACGACAAGTCCCGCACCAGATGTAAGCTGAAAATCTTTGACTGCTTTTTCCGTAGCTGGACCATAACTTCCGTCCACATCAAGTCCATAACTACCATACCAATTCAAGAAATCTTGTAAATACTTAACTTGATAACCCGCATCACCAATAGCTAAATTCTCTGTTGGTAATGGTCCTGTATAATAGTCGGTAGACGGTTGTGTGCCATTCATTATCTCATAAACACGTTTTCTAACATCTCTCATGTCCTTGCCAATAAGTTTAGGGAACCAATGATTAATGTCTGCATGATAACTTCCAAGTCCAAGTTTAGCGGCATCATTGTGGCAAGTAATAACAGGAACAGAAACACCGTTGCAGTTAGCTTGTCCATTTGGGTTAAGTCTGAATATCTTACACAAGTAAGCTGTCAACTGACAACCTTCCTCAAACACTTTATTCGCATAGTCCTTATCTTTCAGATTATCTTCACATATTTCAAACTGAATCCAACCACTATTGCAACTCCCTTTATCTCCTGCCCCACAGCCCCAAGGACGAAAATCCCACGGCATTGTCTGGACAGTTCCGACACTTCCATCAGCAAACTTTCCAATCCACGCATTAAGTCCAGCATCAACATCAACATGGTTCCAATCGTTGCCATTTGTATTCTTCCCTAACTTCTTAATATCTGCATCATAGTTAGGAGAGCCATCTGTCGGCTGAACATATCTGCATAAATCAGTATTATTAACGCCTGTACTATGCCATAAAACACCTTTAACTTCCATCTGTCTTGTTTCTTTATAGCAAGTGCTATTAGTCTGCATACAAATATAAGGTACAAAACTCATCTTCAATTCTCCTTTCAATAAAAAGCGTGAATGGATAGAGGCTATACAATAGTTACCGTTACATTGTTTGGGGTGTGCTTTGTGAAGGAAAACAACGACTAAACCCCTACCCACTCACTTAACTACCCCTATTGGACTCGAACCAATACATATAGGAACCAAAATCCTATGCCTTACCATTTGGCGAAGGGGCAATTAAATGTGTCTATCAATATAAGATAATTATACAACATAAACTATATTATGTAAACATAGAAAAAATCCGCCCGCAATATAGAAAAATCAGTTTGGAAAAAATCTCACTTTACGACCCCACAATTATAGAAATAAGGGGTGCAAAAAAATCCAGTACCTCCTCACAATAAGGAAAATAATGCTTATAAAAAAATCTCACTTACAAATATACAAAATTATGGAAGTCCCTAACGATATAGAAAAATGACGTTGTAAAAAATCCAGCCCTACAATATAGAAAAATGCACTCATAAAAAATCGAGGGCACAAACAGTAATATGTAAATTTGAGTTGTGGAGATGAAAGTGCCGGAGAGTGCTGCAAAAAGTGCTATGCCGTTGTTAACCATAGCATTATTATGTAAACCACGCCGG